ACGACTCATATTTTTGCTTCTGGCCCTGCTCATTGCCGGGTCTGCGAGTGCGGCGACGAAAGTACAGGTGATGACGGACGGGGTGATAGACGTTGACCGTCTGCCCACAATCTCATTTTTCCAAGCAACCGACCCCCCATCCCCTGAGTTAGGTCAAATCTGGTGGAACAACGCCACGAACCAGTTGAAAGTCGCGGGTGCTCTCGGCGTCTACGAGTTCAACGCCACCAGCCTCGTTGAATGGGACACAACCCCGGAAGCCTTCAGCTTCACGGACGTGACCAATGCCACAATCTCCACGCCCTACACCTCCGACCCCATCACGGTGTCCGGTATCAACTGGCCTGCCGCGATCAGCGTGTCTGGTGACGCAAGCGCGAAATACTCCGTCAACAACGCCACGGCAGTGAGCACGAACGGCACAGTTGCAAGTGGTGACTCGGTTAGGGCGGTTGTCACGTCGAGCGCGAGTGATGGCACGGCGGTCAATGCTACGGTGGTGATTGGGGGCGTGAGTGATGCGTTTGTGGTGACGACTGCGGCGAGTGCATCAGAATGGGCGATTGATGATGATTTTAGTTCCGACTCGTCCGCTGATTACACGGCTATAGCAGGTACTTTTTCTGTAGTAGGCGGCGTTTTCGACGCTGGCGGAATCGGAAGTGTATATCATGAGGAAAGCCTAGCTAGCGCAGATCAAGAAGCTCAAGTCTATTCGTTTAAATCTGGGGCTGCTACCTCTGGTGTAGTATTGCGCACAAACGGGGCAGAAGGATATTATGTTTACCCTTCTGGGGCGTTTAGTGACCGCATGTCAGTAGGTACGTTTTCTGGAAGCACATTATCGAATTTATCTATTATTAATTTTACTGGTGGAAAAACTTGGGGGAGCGGCATTGGGCATCTTATGTATGCGTCTATAGTTGGAACAACGATAACAGTTAAAGTTGATTGGAATGATGACGGCGATTTTGAAGACACGAATGAATCAGACATGGCAACTGTAACAAAAACAAATTACAGCGAAGGGAACTATTGTGGGTTGTCATTCAGTGGCGCAGCGGCTTACGCAGATGATTTTAAGGCTAATGGATTATGATACCTAAATATTTAATTCTCGCGTACATCATAGCCGCGCTTATCATCCCCCAGAGTGCAGTTGCCGTGCAAGATGCGAGGACTGTTCACGGGCTTAACGAAGTGATGGCGAGAAAGCAAAGATACGCCACAGCAACATTTAGCCCAAATGAATCTGATGTTTCGCCCTATTTTTGGCAACCGGAAACGCTTTGCTATACAGATAATTCAACCGGGGCTGAAGTTTGGAGGATGACGTATAAGCCTATGTCGATGGACGCATATTCAAAGGAGTATTCGACGCAAGCATGGTCAGGAGATGGTGGGACATTAGCTTTTCGCTCCATTTCAAACTACCGTGTCCCGGTAAATCAGCAGAAAGATGTGATTAGTAATGGGCGCTGGCACATGTCTGCTGACGGGTCAAAACTCCGTATTGCAACCGGATCAGGTACAAGCGTTGAGTTTGCAAACTGGCTCCACACAGAGCGGAGCGCGTACATATATCCGTCCGACGGAATATTTGGAAATGCAGACTTCCCTGGCGCATTATTGAAAATTGTCGTTGACAGCGAAAATACATGCACAAAAACAGTGTTTATGAATACTGTTGATACCGGGAACGAAAGACTTTATTCAACAATTAAAGACCCGATTACGGCAGATGACGGCATGATTGTTTTACAATCAGGCGAAAGATCTGATTGGGACGGCGCATATCCTGTAAACTGTACAAAGCTATATTTTGTTGATCTCAATGAAAAAACAGTTGTGAATGAATGGGGTGCGTACAGGGGAATTGGCCCGACAGAAGACCCGCAGTTTAATTTAAGTCCTGAGTGTGAAATTGGGTTTAGATCATCGTCTTCTGCTTTAATAAACGGCGACACACCGTTGTTTTTCGCGCATTACACTGATTTCGGATCATGCGGCACAATACAGGGATATTTTGCAATGGCGCTAAACGGCACGGCAGCAGATGGCGGGCCGGTGTGGTCTGATTGGGACGGCGATAGTTATGGCGACGACCAGATAAGGGCATGGTCTGACAACGCCGCATCGGTGAACAACCTGCCACACAATGACTATGACAACGGATATATGGGGCATCCATCATTCGACAGGTGGGGACATTATGTTCTCGGAGACTCGTCACATGATTGTAATGATGAAATTTATCCTGCAACCGACCCTACAACATACATAAGAACAGGTGAAAACGGTTGCCCTGGGCATGTAATTCTGGATTTACACAACAACCTTGCAAACCCAGAATGGTTTAACGCAACAAACAGTAATTATTTAGCGCACAAAGATTATATTGTAGGGCATAATAGTTGGACAGGATGGACAGATTACCCAGTAGGCACTTTTGGGGTGACAAACTTAATTATTGGAAACAACTATAAAAAAACAGGCGTTGTTGGTAAAGATAATTATCGTGCGCCAGATGAAATTGTAGATGTTGCAAAAGATTTGTTCGGAGAAAATACGCTTACATCCGCGACAACCATTGTCGATGCAAACAGGAATTGGACTGAAAATGCGCTCGTCGGCAAAATGTTGCGCAACATGCGAACCAAGCAACAAAGCGCAATAACATCAAATAATGCTACGTCAGCAACGTGGGGATTATCTGACTCGTGGTTGCCCGGCGACACATATCACATAGCACATGCTGTTGATTACACATCATTACCAAGGCCGTCGCAGTCACCAGACGGGACAAAGGTTGCGTTCACCACAATCATGTTCAACTCCGGGTACTACGAAGACTCAACGCCTGCTAATGACGGCTCCTTTGCAAGTATTTCATACGCCGTCGCTGCGTATCCTCATCCCCCTGAAATCACACAGGTCACGTCAAACGCAGGAACAAACACAATTCGCTTTGATTGGCGCTTAGATCAAGCCAACCCCCGTGGATATACGCATCGCGGATGGCCTGATGAAGACACGGACAACCCGCCTCCACCCCGCGAGACGAAAGAATTTCGGCTTTGGCGTAGTGCGGATGGATCAACAGGATGGGAACCTGTTGCCGCTGTAAACGCAACAATTTTTGAGCGGTACGATTTTGCAACTGGTGACTGGACCGGAGCACCATACTGGGAAATCTCAGATACCCCCGACGCTGGCACATGGCATTACGCCGTGACAAGTGTTGAGTGGTCTGGCCTTGAATCACGCGCGCTCTCCAACGTGTATTCCAGCGCAGGAACACAGACCGCCGCGTATCCTGCCGACCCGAAAGGAAAGAGTAATTTTTGCACGACATTTCAACCTGAAATCACACGTTACTACAATGTTTATGCAGCAGACGGAGAGACACCAATCGCAACACAGGCAATGCGTATCGCGTCCATCCCGGCGACAGCCGAAAAAGAATATCTGGATTGGCTTGGCGCTTCGGATGGGTCAACGCAGTACCTCATTACCCCTGTGGATTCTCAGGGCAACGAAGGCGAACCGCTTGAGGGCACGCGAACAGTGCTTGAGACAGACGGGCAATATTTGCTTGCGTGGACGGATGAAAGCGGCGGTATCCCGGTTGACCCCGGCGATCCAGGCACGCCCGACCCCGAAGAACCAGCACCAGACCCAGAAGCCCCCGCAACCTCCGGCCCCATCCTGCGCACAGGCTCGCACCTCCTGCGCGTGGGGGACAGTGTGTTGAGGGTGCAGTGATGAACGTGGGGCGCGAATCTGGCGGGCGATAAGGAGTAACATGTGGAAATGAGCATCAGCCTGTTTCAAGTGGTCACGATGGGGGTGTCAATAGGAGGCGCCACGGCCCTCGGGGCTTTCGGGATCTTAAAGTGGAGCATCGGGAGAAACATAGCCACCATGGACGCAAAGATAAGTGAAATTTCCGGGGACATCCAGATCCTGTCTGCCAAGATTGACACGCTGTACCAGAAGCAGGCCGATCTGCAGAGCCAGGCCGTGATCAAGGCGGACTGCTCTGCGTGCCGCAGAGAGTGCTATGATCGCAGTGGGACCTACCAGCGCGAGACCCTCGAGTGGATGCGCAGGCAGGACGACAAGATGGACCGCATACTGATGATGGTTGCCAACATGAACAACGGCCAGGGCGGCGTGAAGAACGGACTAAAGGGGTGAGCAATGACCTGGGAACAATTTTTTTCTTGGTTAATGGATCACGAAGGGCGGAAAGCCCATCATGATCCGGAAGACCCCGGGGGTCAAACTGCATGGGGCATCGCTCGAAAGCACAACCCGCATGCACGCGTCTGGCAGTTTGTTGATCGTGGGATCACTTCTGGTCCTGGTTTTGAGGAAGCTGTTTCAGAGTTTTACTATGAGAAGTACATGCCGCTTTGGAACTCCTTGCCTGAGCGTGTTCGAGAGGCAACGGTTGACGCGGTTATCAACATGGGCACAGGCCGCAAGGGCGATGATGTTCTGGGGGGCGTCGAACTGCTTCAGGAAGCGCTCTGCCGCCTTGCGCGTTCCCGGTATGTTGTTGTGGACGGTGTCATCGGGGGCCAGACCCTCGAAGCAGTTAAACGCGCCGATGCTGGTGCGCTTGCATTTACCATTTGTGCATTACGACTTGCTGATTACGGATTTCGCGGCAAGCAAGGCAAAGTAGCACGGAAGTACTTAGACGGATGGATCAATCGTGTGCGGAGCTTGATGGAGGTCATATGACAGGGCTTTGCCAAGAGAACATCAGTATCGCAATCATCGGTCTGCTGCTCGTAGCAGTCGCCGAGATGTCGATTTGCGCGTACATCGGTACAGCGCCTGTTCACACAGGAACATGCGTCGGCGCAGTTGCCGGTGTGATGGTGCCGAAGGGATGAGTGATCAACCATACCATACTCGGGGGAAGATCAACCCATTTGACGCTTATATGGCCGGCATGTCATAGTGGGTCACACCCCGACAGATTTTGATACTCGACGACATGTTTGCGAAATACGCTCCAGCCCCGGGCATCGCTACAGAAGCATTTGAAGATATGAAAAGCCTAATCACGATTGAGGCGGCGATTAAACGAAAGAAGTACCAGGAGTAGTGAAGGCATGCCGTTTCCAGGACACCCAGTTGACGACATCATCCTCTTCCGCCATTCGGAGAGTAATTGTCTGCTGTGGGCACCCCGCTCCTTCTTGGCTATTCCGCATGATGAGCTGTCGTTCTACTATAATGGATGCGGCCCGCGCGGTCTTTCGAAAGCAATTCCGCAGTCAATTTTAGGCCTTAGGATTTCGTATCTCTGCTACATTCATGATCATATGTACGAGCGTTGCTGTTGTGAAGAAGACGAAATAATTGCTGATGGTATCTTTGCCCAGAACTTGATTCTCTGGATTTGGCACCACAGCACATGGTACAGCATGATGCCGCGATACATATCAAGTGCCAAGTTCATGTATGCTGTTTCAGCTACGACGTACAGTGAGGAGTACTGGGCAGCGAATAGAGCAGAATGTCCGATCGGTGTTAGGTACGCAATTACCCATTCCCAAGGAGGCGAGGGTGGCAGATCTTTCTAGCACAGTTTCAAGCGCGTTCGGTATTGTTGCAAGTCTTGTCCCTGGCACAGTTATCGCGTGTGTGTGGACGAAGGTGACGGGCTCTGTTTATGACCCGATCCTCGGCAAAAGCACGGAAACAACCGAAACCGAAACATTCACTGCTATCCGATCAAACTATAGTACGTTTCAGCAGCAGAACGGCATCCAGGCTGGCGACGTTCCAATTTTCGTTGACGCGACCACAGTGTCCGTCATGCCGCCAGTCGGTGCTGTTATTGCCTGGGACGGGAAAGACTGGGAAGTGAAGTCAGGCAAGAATTCTGCTGGGCTCCTTTATGAGCTCCAGATGCGGGAGAAGGGATGATCACCTTCAATATTGAGTTCAACCTGGACACGCTCGAAGCGCCGTTACTGGAGTACATTGACCAGATACAGCGTACCGTGGCGATGGATCTCTGGGGTGCACTCATTAAGGGAACCCCCATTGATACGGGGCGTGCACGGGCCGGATGGTCTATCGGCATCAATGGCAAGGATGACTGGGCCCCTGGCGAAATTCCCGTGCCTGAGGGATGGAGAAAAGGCCGCAAGCCCATTTACCCAAAGCCTAAGACGCCGGCCATCGTAAAAGGATCGGATTACATTGTGGTCTACAATAACGTCGGTTACATCGTTCCGCTCAATAGTGGAACTAGCCGCCGCCCCGGTGTCTTTTTCGTTGAGAAAGCTGTGGCGGATGTAAAAGCGGGGATTTCGCTATGATTCTTGATGAGGTTCGAGCGATCCTTTCAACATATTTCATGTCGGTCTGGGATGCCACAGACATCGCCTGGCCAAATGAGAAACCACTAGAGCTTCAAGGAGAGGCGTGGATACGCTTTTCGTTGGTGCCTTATGCGTGGATGGTGCCTTACGCTTCATCCTCTGTACGGCGGCGAATCCTTTCAGGGGATATTGTGTTACAGGTTTTCGTGCCCTCCGGGACAGGGGCCGGCCTTGCTACTGAGTTAGCAGATGAAGCGGCGAGCTCGTTTTCGTTATTTAGTGACGAGAATGTATTCTGCTACGAAGCAAGGGAGCCCGTGATCCGCGGTGATGATGGGCACGGGTGGTATCAGATAGATATCGCCATTCCATTCCGCGCGAATCCGACACCAGTTTAAGTCGTTCTGGTGTCACGGGTGTAGAGGAGGTGGTAGTTATGCTGGTTGACTGGCTAGGGGCCGCGCCCCTTCTGATTACAAAACTCAAGGCTGCCATCCCTTCGCTTGAAGAGGTGCAGGTCGTTTCATCGCAGGCGGAAGCCCAAGCGATTGCGCAGCTTGCTCCTTCTTGTTTCGTCGCATGGGGCGGCGACAACGTCGGAGGATACGCAGGAAGCGGTTCTGTTTGTGAGGTTTCGCAACGCTGGGCCATCATCCTGGTCACCAAGCCAGGCACAAGTGCTGGTCCTCTGCTTTCTTCGATCATCAGTGCGCTGTCAGGTGTGTCTCTTTCGGAGGAGTTTGATCCGCTTCACTACTCAGGAGCGATCGGATCTACATTTGATGGTGCATTCGTGTATTCAACAGTCTACTTTTCTACTGCAGTGTTTGCTACTGCATAGGAGGATTACATGGCAAGTCAGTATTTTTCACTTCGCGGCAAAGTCTACATTGGTGACCGCGATGCCAATGGTAACCCGGAGGGCTTGATCCACATCGGCAACGTGCCCGATTGCACCCTGTCCCTCGCCACCGAAACCCTTGAGCACAAGGAGTCCATGTCCGGTCAGGATCTGACGGACGTCTCCATTACCACTTCCAAGTCCGGCGAATTGTCGCTGACCACGGAAGAGCTGCTCAAGGAGGTCTTTGGCTACATCCTTAACGGCACGGTCACTGACGTCGCGGAAGGCACTGTGGCTGGTCCGGAAGCCCTTTGCACGGCCCCGCAGACGGGACGCATCTACCTGCTGGCGAAGCAGAATGTGTCTTCGGTGGTCCTCACCGACCATGAGTCGGCGGTAATCAATGCCAGCAAATACACGGTAAACGCCAAGCATGGGTCTATCGAATTCACCGACGTCACCGGACTTTCCGGGGCAGTCACCGCGGCCTATTCGTACGGGGCCTTCCGCAGCGTTTCCATGTTCACCGCGGACAGCATGGACAAGTGGTTCCGTCTGGAAGGCTTGAACAAGATTACCAATGAGCGGGTAGTGGTGGATCTGTATAAGATCGCAATCAATCCGACCGATGGTATGGCATTCATTTCAGATGAGCTGGGCAATGCCCCGATCAAGGCCAAGGTCCTGGCAGACACCCTGAAGTCGGCTGAAGGTGCTCTGGGCCAGTTCGGTCGCATCATCCTGGTGCCTGCTACTTAATCAACCCCATGGGCCGGCCTTCCGGCCCTTCTAAGGAGCCTTTGTATGGAGAGTTTGCAGAAGATCGTCGCAGATCCTGTTCGCATCGACATTGCCGGTGGCAGGGAAGAGATCAAGCCAATCAAAACCAGAGAGCTGCCGAAGCTGTTTAAGGCGATCAAGCCTGTTCTTGCGGATCTCCAGGAGTTGTTTAAGCGCATTCCGAATGGCGCCGACGATGCCGCACAGAAATTTATCATGGCGTATCTCATGAACGGCTCGGACCAGCTTGTTGAATCTCTCATCCAGGCGACCGCCATCGCGTCTCGTAAAGAGAGAGAATGGGTCGATAATCTGGATCTAGATGAATTGGTTCTGTTGATCGGGAAGCTGGTTGAGGTGAATGGCGATTTTTTGGCCCAACGGGTCCTGCCCCAGTTCGCCGACGCGATGGACGCAGTGACCAACGTCTTTCTTGGGCCGGAGCAGTCGACGTCCTTGTCGGAGCAGGATACCGATTAGAGGAAGTGCTCGATCTCTCCTTGGCAGGCTTCTGGGAACTCGCCAAGGCGGTTGAGCAGAGAAGCAAGAGGAACATGGTTGACCAGATCAGAGCGCGGCGGGTGTCGATGTATGAAGAGAAGAGCTTCCAAGCTGCAATAGGAGAGTTATCGAAATGAGCAACGACCCGTCCATTGCCATTAAAGTCCAGGCCGACGCCAACGCAGCGCGGCAGACGCTGAAAGAGCTCGTCCAGCAGGTAAAGCAATCTGGCCGAGAAGTCTCTGAACAGGACCGTGCTTCCATCCGTACTGCAGCCGAGCGTGTAAAGGCAACTCGACAGGTTGTAAAAGCCCATGAAGATATGGGCGTTGTTGGCGTTCGGTCCTCTCGGGATATTAAGGCGGAGATAGACCGCGTAAACGCCGCACTGGCCCGTCTCGCCAAATCTTCAGGCACCACAGGCAAGGATCTGGAACGGGCGACGCTGAAGGCGCGGCAGCGGACTGAAGAGCTCCGAAATGAGCTTAACGTAACGGTTTCTGCGATGGATAAGTTGAAGGAAGCTGCAGGTGGCCTCGCGGCCCTTGCTGGCATGGCTGTTTCCTTCATTATCGTCACCAAGAAAGCAATGGCCTTCGAAGATGCCATAATTGATTTGCGCCGTGCTGCGAACCTGACACGAGAGGAAGCCGAAAAGATGTCCGGGCCCTTTAAGGACCTGGCGGTTGAGCTTGGGCTGTCTTCCGTTGCTGTCGTTGGCCTTGCCACCGCTGCTGCAAAGACGGGCGTTGCAAAGAAGGATCTCCTTGAGTTTGCTCGCATTGCTTCTGTTGCCGCAATGAACTTCGACATGATCCCGGAAGAAGCCGGCAAGTCTCTTGCCCTCTTGAAGAACGTTTTGAAACTGTCCGTTAAGGACATGGAAGCTTACGTCGCGACACTCAACGTTCTGGCGGACAACGCAGCGACCACCGAGGCTGACATCATTGAGACCCTGGTTCGCGGCGGCTCGTCAGGCACTGCACTTGGTCTCACAGCGAAAGAAACAGCCGCCCTGGCAACGACTTTCCTTTCCCTCGGTGCACGTTCAGAGCAGGCAGGCACTGCAATCCGAACTTTGTCGAGTCGTCTTCGTATTGCTGCCGGCGACAGCGGCAAGATGGGGCAGGCCCTTGGGCGTGTCGTCGGAAATACCAAGCAATTCCAGCAGGCACTTGCTGTTGACGCCAAAGGGGCTTTGCTTCAGTTCCTGACCGCCTTACGCCAGATGCCCAATGCCGACCGCCTGAATGCCTTGATCGATGTTTTCGGACAGGGCATGGATACGGAGAACATTTCTAAGCTGTCGGACGGCGTTGATATGTTAGCCAAGTCCCTCGGCCTTGCAGCGCAGGATAACGACGTACTGGTCAAGTCGCTATCTGATTTGACAGCCCTGAAGTTGAGTTCCACCCAATCTGAAATCAATAAGATGTCGCAAGCGTTTAGTAACGCGTCGTCAGCAGTTGGTACACTCTTCCTCCCTGTTGTCCGCCTGGTGGCAATCGGATTACAAGCGGTCGCCCAGGCTGCCGAGAAATTGGTCGAGATCTTTCCTATTTTTTCTCGTATTGCTATTGTCGGTGTCACGATCGCTGCGGCCTGGGGGCCTTTACGGCTGGTCTTCCTAGCACTAGGCGCCGTCGGGACTCGCATTCTGTCGATTTTCCGCTACCTGTATACCGCAACCAAGGTACTTGCCACCGGCATGTCTGGGGCCACGGTCGTCGCACGGACAATGGGTGTGGCCATGAAGGGCGCACTCGGGCCGCTGGGACTTCTCATCACAGGTGCGACCTTGCTGTACGAAGCCTGGCAATGGCTCACTAAAGATGAGATTGCTGAAAACCTTGAAGAACAGACCAAGTTGCTCGATGAAGTTGCTGAGTCTGTTGACGGGATCGCCGGAGCACATGCTGCTGCTCGTGATGTCATTTCGAGTGCCATGTCCGACTCTACTGGTAAGATCGAGGCATTAGCAGCAAACTACAAGGCCGGCGTTGCAATCATTAAAGGCGCACTGGCAGACCAGATCGCGCAAGTTGAGGAGAATGCGCGTAGGGAGAGTGAAGCAAACGCCCGGAACAGAGAGTCCCAGGAAGGCGCGACTATGGAAGCTGCCCGCATCGCCTACGAAGCAGAGCAGCGGAAAGTCGAAGCGATCATGGAAGCGGGCAGGCAGATGGTTTCTGTATGGGAAGCAACATACGGAGTTGCTGAGAGCCTTGCCAAAGAATCCGGAGCAAAGATCGAAGACCTCAACCAGGACGCACTTGATGCGAAGATTGAAGTCTACTCCCAGATTGAACAGCAGCTGGCCGCTTCACTGGAGCGCCAGATCGCTAACGAGCAGAAATACCACCAGCAAGCTATACAGCTGGACGAGCAGCGGATGCTGGCTCGTATGGGTTTGGAAGATCGTGTTCGTGCATTGAAACAGAAGACGATGACGGAGGCTGCAGCGTACGCGGACCGTTCTGCACAGATTGAAGAGAAGATCAAGTTAGCGGCGGCAGCCGGGGCGGCGGGAAATATTGACCAGGTCAAGAAGTTTGCAGACGAAGCAACGCAGCTTGCTGGGCGCAACGCAGGCGAAGTCGTTGAGAAGATAGAGCAGAGTGGCAAGCAGGTTTCCCGCGTTATCGTTGGCGAAGCCGAAGCGAGTGCAACGGCGATCGACCAAATGACACGCGCACACGCAGAGCTTGATAAGGCGCTTGAAGCAGCCTCCGCCAATCGTGTTACGATGGCTGAAAAAGAAGCGACAGGCCAGGCAGAGACTCGCGAGGAGCTTGAAAAGACTCGTGAAGTCGTCGGGAAGTTGAAAGAAGAATCTGCCATTCGCATGGACGCCGAAATCGTCATGAATTCGGAAAGTGCGATTGCAGAGATTGGGCGCATCAAGGAACTGGCAGCAGCCACCCAGGCCGAGGTGCAGCTGGGTCTTAATATTACTGCGGCACAGACCGCCCTGGACCTTTGGAGGCAGGATCCCACTAATAAGGACCTTGCCATGGAAGCGCAATTACAGGTGTCGCAGATTGCCCCTGCTGTTGAAGCCCTCCGCGCCAGTATGCAAGAAGCCAAGCTGCCAATCCCTGCCAGCCTCGAGACATCGAAGGTTACGGAGGCCATGGAAAAGATGGAAGCGGAGCTGGGGGCGGTCCAGACCACTTCCAGGCACGACGTCAATACCAAAGATGTTGACAGGGCGGAGAAGAAGATCAAGTCTCTGGATGGAATCAAGACCAAGTCCGAGCATACTGTTATCGAGCGCCGTAAGATTGTTCACGAAAGAGCAGGAGGAGGGCTCATCCAGGCCTTCGCAAACGGAGGGCAGGCATGGCGCAGGATCGCGGGTCGCATCCGCGGTGCGGGAACAGGAACAAGCGATTCGATACGGGCATTGGTTTCTAACGGTGAGTACATCCTCAGGGAACGTGCTACTCGATTGATTTCAAGTATCTTCCCCGGGCTGCTCGATCGCATGAATCTGGCCTCTTCCCCCGCTTCGGTATTGGAGATCTTAGGAAGCATCAGCCAAGCGGCCGCAGCCCCGCAGATTCGGATGGCATCTGGCGGTCTCGCTGGCGCGCCAGCAATGTCTGGGACTTCCATTGGGGAATCAATGCTTGTCACATTCAGGGCCGGTGAACAGGAAGCGCGTGTCCAGATACAGGACCAGGCGAGCCAGATGTCTATGAAGTCGTTCTTTGCTGAGCTTTCGAATCTTAAACTCGTAGCAGGGGTGTGATCATGAGTACAGCTTACTGTATCTTTAGCTTGGAAGGAGGGGCTTCCCTCACCCCTGCTTTGCTTGGCACAGGAACACCTCCTGTGGGCACTGCACCGACTATTAAAATCCCTTTGGACCACGACCCACTCAAAGGCGGTGTTATCTTAACGCCGCCTCCGGGTCGCGGAGGGATCATTCGAACTGGTGGTGGTGTTGTTTACCATGACTTTGGAGTTGTCGAAGGCGACGGAATGCTATATATTGCTGGAAATGTATCCGACGGAGAGTGGCTCACCCCTGCAACAGTCGCGGCACTAAAGGCGGCGGAGGCAGTTGTAAATGCAGAATACTATTTCACAGACGGCATTTCCTGTTGGAAGGTCCGCTGGTCCAGAAACCCAAGAGGCTTGCGGGCATGGTACGATGCGATGTGGGCGCGCGTTGGTCGTATTGAATATTCATACGAAATCAATCTTATTGTGGTCGCAAAGGAACTCTGATGGCTAGTCCATTCCGCGTTTTCTTTTTTGGGGAAGACATTACCACGAAGGTCTCCGGGGTCTCTACGCGATTCATGGCCGATTACCTTTGCGGGGAGTGCTCCGTTGAATTAGCGGACCGCTCTGTTTTGGATGGACTTGTCATTCCTCGAGTCCCACAAGAACTTGCGATCGAAGTAGAGGCGTGGATAGACGGGGCATGGGTCAGCAAGGGCGCTTATTTTTTCGAGCAGGTCCGCCAGAATCAGGACCTGAATACAAGGACCTCCTCTCTATGGGGGCGCAGTGCTTCCGCCCGGGCGACAACTCCCTGGGCGCAAAAGATCAGCAAGCAGTGGCCAGGCGGCAACACCGTGGCGGGCATCATTGCCGAGGTGGCTGCATTGTGTGGCGTGACCGTCAACGTGACCAACGATTTTGACGTCTGCCAATATTGCTACGCCGTGAGCGACCAGACCCCTGCCGAGATCATCCGCGACCTGGCGACCAAGTCTGGCCAGATCCTTTGGCCGGAGATCGATGGCACCCTGACCGTGGCTCCCAGACTCTACACCTACGGAACGCCAGACGTTACCCTGGACGCTGACGAGATCAATGTTGAGTCGGTGGACCGCACCGTGCCCGACTTTGGCAACCGCATCCTTGTGTCCGGTGACGCCTCCGTGGCGGGCCTGTCCGTGCAGGTTGTGCCCATCGCTGACGAGGATGCTTGCGTTGCCGCCGATGGCGTTTCTGAGGTACGGCTGATCGCTGTTGTCCTTGGCGCTGACGGCCTGCCCGTGGCCCTGGGCACAGAGGTCACATGGAGCGCATCATCCGGCATGATGTCCGGGGCCACGAGCCAGACAGCCGAGGTGATACGACAGGGTGAGGTCCACCAGGCCGACGACTACACGCACCTGACCCTGGACCTGCCAGCGGAATCCGTGGTTGGCGTTTACAGGCGGCGCGATGTCAGGCGGGCGCGTGACTACTACACCGAGCGCGGCGGGTCCGTGGATGGCCGCGTCATCACTTTTTCGGCCCCGCTGGATTATTACGATCAGGCACTTGTCGTCGATTATGTCGTCAAGGGTGCACCCGCGACGTGGACGGCTGGCCGCATCCCTGGCGATGTTACGGTTCTGGCGTCTGTGGCCGGGGCACAGGGCTTTGCGACCCTGCACCAGAGCAACCCAAAGGCCTGCGCAACACAGGTCAGCCTCGACGCAAGTCCATCAAGCCCGTGCTTGGGCGACACCGTCAGTATCCTTCTCAAGGCGAGCATGTTTGGCGGCGCAGGCATAGGCGCGGCAACCTTTGGCCTGATAGGGTGCGGGTCGCTATCCTCCACGCGCAAGACGCTGGCCCCGCGCACAATCACTGAAACCCTTCGCACATCCATTTGGGGCGGCGCGGTTGAGGTCCGCCTTTCCGGCATCCCGGTTGATGGCACGACCCCGAGCGTGGTTCTGACCGAGACTCCGGGCTCCGATCTTTATGCCTCGCACAGCGGGCAAACGGTCATACTCTCCAATTCGGCCCTCCTGCCAGGAACCCAAGTCACAGTCACCTATGTGGCAGGCGGCACGGCCCTGGTGGCGTGGATGCCCACAGCCGTGCCGAGCGGGTACGAGCCGGTCAGCGAGGTTGTCCTCGTTTATCACACCGACATCGGCGGCATAATGACGCCCCAGGTCACACTGACCCGCACGCCCATGAATACACCCGTTTGCACGCGGGACGGATACGCGGTCAATCATTATGACTCCCACGCCGGGAAGGTCGTCACTCTCGACGTGGATGACATCGCAGTCCTGCCCGTCGATCAGCCCATGGAGTGCACCTATGAGGCAGTTTGGGGGTCGCAACCCGGCTGCTCTGCCATCATAACGGCCAGGGTCGAAGACGGATCGGAAGACGGCGGGACCGGGCAGCTTTCGATCACGGCCAGGGATTGCAGGGCGGTCAACCCCGGATCGAGTGACCCCGACGAAATACCAGACGAGGTCATTGGCGACGGCGAAGTTGGCGACCATGACCCAACATCGTGGCTGGAGCCAGAAGAGGAAGAAATCACGGCTACCGGGTGCGGCCCTGATTCAATCAATGCCAGAACACCCGTAATCACCGCCGATAATCACGCAGAGGTTTTTGTGGGCGAGTGCCCTGGAACCTGCACCTGCGATGAATTATGCGCGGCCCTGCGCTCAACCGGGCGGCTCTCAACCGAGGGCGGCATGACCTACGCAACGTGCATGGCAGCATGTGCGGCAGCGCGTGATGAAAAATGCACCCAATGCGTCCTAGACGGGCCAGCGACATTGAGCCCCGGCGTCGAGGGCACATGGACAGACGGCAAGGGCAACAACGGGCAATTCATGGGCGGGGCGCTTACCATTACCGAGCGCACCCCAACAGGCGGCTACAAGGCGGTCATGCCCACCGGAGGCGAGGGCCCGTTTACGATCAAGGTCTGCTATGGCGAGACTGAGGATACATGCTGTGAGGCGACGGTTGATTTCCCGCCGTGCTCTGTTTCTGGCGTGGACACACTCAACCCAGGCGTCGAGTCCATCTATGTGCCCTCGGCTGGCATGACAGGCGCGGCTTGCGTCTGCTCGGGCGACATGGAGTTTGTCCGCAATGCGCCCTACGACACCGGGTTTGTCTGCCGGATGAAGGCGGGCGGGTGCGAGGGCGTGGTGACTGTGACGTATGGCGGGCGGGTTTGCGGGACTGTGGGGGTCACGAATCCGAAAAAGGATTATGTTGGGTCGGTTGTCGGAGATGATATTTTAGACCCCGGTGAAACAGCCATCTATTATCACGACCTCGGCCCTGGGGCGAAATACACGGGAACATTGCCCGGCACACCGTTTGAAAACGAACTCGGAAATGGGGTCACGGCAACAATGCCGGGCGATGCTGGAGACGGCGCATCGTACACTGTCAGTTTTGACGGACCGTGCGGGTCATCTGCGGCTATGACAGTGCAGACATATCCGTCATGCGTAGACGCTCCAACATCCGGGTCTGGCGACCCTCGCGGGCTGTATGTGCGTCATCCTAACGTGGACGCATGTGGCGTTGTCACAACCGACGACAGCGAAAGCACGTATATACATTCCGCACCATGCACAAATAACTGGAATGTTGAAAGCAATTCACCTGTGGACGGAGTGTTTTTTGTAAGATGGGATGGGCCGTCAGGTAGCCAGACGCCGGGCTTTGAATGTAAATTATTTAGATTCAAGGTATATGTAATATGATGCTACAAAAATTATTGTCACTGATGTCGCGATGTCCAGAAATTGATGTAAGGCGTGCGTATATTGCTAGGATGCGCGATGCGCTCGGACGGAAAAACACGTTGGCCAGACAAATGGTGGCGTCAGGCTTTGAGCCTGTTCAAGCTGCTCCGGGTTTGATGTCAGATGGCCGGGTGGCCATATCCATGGGAGAGCGGTCATGGGCTTTGCGCCCGGATGTTCACGCAGAGCGGTTGGCTCAAGCCTTTGATGTGGTAAAAAAGCGGCAACCGGACTCCGAAACTAGAAGCGTGGTCGGGTCTGAAACCCTGTCTAAAATGGTCTGTCCAAAATGCGGTGACGCCCTTCAACACACCGCCGTTTGCCCAAAATGTGCCGCCGGAAAACTCGGCTACCGTCACCGATACACATGCGTCTGCGGGGGTGTTGATATGGTCAGCAAGGAGGCCCTGTGATTAGAGCGCACCGAGTCAACGCGACGGCCCAAGATGACGCCACCCTCATTAGCGGGTGGAATGTTGCGCCAAATGTTGCTTATACACTACACCTCTTTCCAAGTGCGGCGTCCTCCGGCGTCCTGCTTTTTGATGAGGACAATATTTTGGTGGCGACAGGGGCGGCCCTGGTCGGCACAGAGCAACCGTGTATCCTGACCCCGCAAAGCGGACAAATTATTGAGATGGTTGACGCTGACCTTGGCTGGCACTTGCTCCTGACGACAGTAGGTACTGAGGCACACCGCGAGATCCGTATCAATCCAGCAGTGGACCTCCCAGACGAGATCCACCCTGTCTATGGTGATGATGACATGGGGCTGGCCCGAGCAACAGCTGCGATAGATGAGGCCGCGCATTACCGAGATGACGTGACCGCGACCTGTCCGCTCGGGCTCGGGGCTAGCCTGGGTGACGTGGCCAGTGTGCCCGTGGACGGTGTGGCGGTGGTTGGACAGGTCGAGTCTATCACATGGACGGCCACCCCAGACGGAATGCCAGAACAGGCAGTTATCCGGCGGCATGTGGCGATTGCTCCCGAGGCTTATGTTGCGCCCGAGTTGCCGATAGTTGCAGATGATACAGGGGCGACCACGCATTTAGTCGGGACAAGTGGCAACGTGCTTGCAAATGACGAGCCTGGCCTTACCGTTGTGGCGGTCAATGGCTTTGCGTCAAACATTGGAGTGGAGGTTGAAGGTGATAATGGCGGGTTGTTCCTAGTTAGTGCTGACGGGGCATGGTCGTTTGACCCTGATGGTGACTTTGGGTTGCTTGGAGTGCTGGATACTGCCGAGACAAGCATTACCTACCATGCAAATAATGGAACGAGTGAAGCCACTGCGGAAATAACCGTTATCGTATCCCGTGCGAACGCAGCGCCCGTAGCAGTAAATGATACGGGGGCCGTTGCGGCTGATACGACAACCAGTGGCAACGTGATCACAAATGATACAGATTCTGACGGGGATACACTGTCAGTGTCTGCGGTGGGCGGGTCATCATCCAATGTTGGCGTTGCCGTATCAGGTTCATCTGGTGGTTTGTTCACAATTGCCAGCGATGGCGCGTGGACTTTTGACCCAGCCGGAGATTTTGACTCGCTGACAGGCGACGAAACTGCCACGACAAGTATATCATATCATGTGTCTGATGGCGTGGCAAACGACGAGGGCACATTAACCGTAACTGTTAGTGCGGCACCAGTTGGTACTGGTGAAATCACGTATATAGGGTCATCGAGCAATCATATACAGCAAAGCACGGCTGCGTCGTACACGCTCAGTTTGCCCGCAGGAACGCAAGCAGGTGATTTGGTTCTTATAGCTCATGGGTTTGTTTCCATCGGAGACCTCAGCCCGACGGTTTTGTCCTCTGGTTGGACAAAAATTTCCGACCTTTTCGGAAACGGCACTTATGATGCAAACCTCGGGATATCATACAAATTTGTTGGAGCTGATGAAACGACGGCAGAAATAAACGCTGTCGGGACAGTTAATAATTATCCTGCGGCGGCAGTTGCATATACATTTAGAGGCGTTGCAAGTATCGTGCTTGATGTCCCTATCCAGACTGCAACGGGCGCAGGCAATACAAACGCCAATCCTCCCGCAATAACTCCTGTAACTGACAATGCGGTGGTAATTTGCGTATCAGCCGGGTCTGGCGCTCCATTGTCGCCAGCAGCACCGACAGGATTCGGCAATGCCATAATACGCGGAGGGAGCTGGAGCTATGCGTATACTGTCGGCATGGCAAATCGAGTCTGGACTGACGGCGACGGGGCTATTGATCCAGCAGTTTGGACAGTAGCATCAACAAGCTCCGCCCGCGCTTGGTGCGCAGCAAGCCTCGCCCTGCGCCCGGCATAATAGGAGCCAACCATGCCCATCACTCCCTCATCCATCCTCCCCCGCCGCCCAGTCCCCGAGATCGCCACCGGTCCCGTGGTCGCTGTCGGCGTCGGCTCTGTCTCCGTCCGGATCAGGCCAGACCTGACCGTGCTGGTTTCGACGTCCACCCCCTACGCGGTCGGCCAGATGGTCAGCGTGGCGATTCCGGGCGGCAATTTGTCGTCAGCACAGATCATCGGCGGCGCGGCGGGGAGTGCGCCTCGGGTCAGGTATGTGGCGGTGTGAGTTAGACGCAGTTGGCTAATGACTTGATTTCATCGGAGATTTTCCCGCTGATAATTGCTGCCGCAAATGCGCCACGTTCCGCGATAACCTGCGCCACCTCGCCAACGTCTCCAGCGGACATTTCGAGGGCTCCGTCAACGCCCATGCGGTCGAGCATTTCGCGGGCCTGTTGTTCGGGGGTCTTTTTATCCATACCTGCCCTCCTTTGAGTAATGAAATAACAGGCTGCCTGATATGACAAGCAGCCTGTTATTTCATTTGTAAAACGCCATGGCCTTTTCATAGGCTTGGTCGTGGTGTTGCAAAGCCTCATCCATGGTGGTTTCCCAGCAGCGCCAAAAGGCAGTGTCCTCGACCGGGGAATGCGCTTTCCAAAAGTCTTCACACTGCCCGACCCATTCTATGGCGTCCACGAATTCTTCAAAGGCCAGGGTTTTCTGGTCCTTGTTCATGCCTCCATACTGGCGGGCGGCCTGCCGTAATTCCGAGTGTAAGGAGTCATCCATGCCAGCAGTCCAAGTGCCCACAGGATCGGCCCCAAGTGCCTTGGTCAGCATGTCAATCATGTCTACGGACCAGACAGAGAGCCGGCCGAGCTTGGAATGCATTTCGGCATTCTCGTCTTCTACCAACAGGCATTTGTGCCGGAAACGGTCCAGGGTCCTTTCTGCCTTGGCCAGGGCGTATCGTGTGTAGGCCAATTCGAAAGCCAGGTCGTCGCTGTCTCCGTTGAATTCACTGCACTCTTTGTTTGCATCTTGCAGCTGCCGGGTTTCGAATACTTCTTCAAAAGCCAGGTACTTGCGTCTGTCAAAATCTACCCGCATACGACCTCCTAGGACCTAAGCCAGAGAGTTACAAGAACCACGCTGATAGACCACGCCGCAAAAACTACTACAGCCAAGATTCGTGTATACTTTGCTTTGCGCTTGTCCTCACAACTAACACACAGATCAGGATACAAATCACTCGCATCTTGTATCGTTATGAAGCGACCACATGCCTTGCATCTATTTCGGTTCATCACACACCTCTCCGGACAGCATACCAAGTCCGGCCATGTTAGAAATCTTTTCCAGCAATTCCCCACGATGGGTAGCAACCCGCTGCCACTTTTTCTTTTGCCCCCGCAGCTCGTCTATGGTCTGTAACAGGTCCCGAATCGTTTCCTTTGGATAGCCGTGAGAGCTCCTGGCCCCTTTGGACAATTCCATGTCATTGCGCTGTCGCAGAGCTGTTAGTTGCTGCGCGTTGAGGATCATACGCGAGTTTCTGCCTCTTCCTGCAGATGTCGTTTCAAGATATCGTCGAAAATGAAAGGCACCTTGGCAGCGAAGCCAGCCAGCATCGGCAGCATGATCTCTCGCATCTGCGGATGCGCTGCTTTTGCACAACGGAGCTTGAAGATGTGGCGCCACTCCCGGATGTTGGCCGTCATAATTATTTCAGTCTTCAGGCTGTTGGGCAGAACGCTACGTGCTTCCTGCGCTGTGGCTCCTGTTTTCACAAGATCGAGATATGCGCGCTCGCAAGCGAGCATGGCAGCTTCCCATAACAAGTAGCGTAACGACCCTTCTTCGAAGAAATACGGACGGATCACCGTGATCTCATTCCCAAACCGATCGTGCGCGTAGTTTGCGTATCGGGTACTCTCCTGGGTGAAAGAGCAAAGACGATGTCTCACCAGTTCGTGGGTCACTCCGCGGTCACAAATAATTCGCACAGTGATGGATGCATGCTCAATAACACTCTCATGCCCTGACGAGAGAATGCGCGCAATAAACGGCTGGGCAGTACCTGGCACCATTTTGTCCTCGGACTTGTAGCAAACTCGACCAATGCTTTCGATGAGCTCAAGCACATCTGGAGCTGGCAGCTGGATGATGTCGAAGAAAGGATCAGCAATTCGCATTCTACACCTCGCAAGTGATTTTAACATGAAACATGATGCTCACAGGAGCATCCTCACCCCGTTGCTCAAGGCGAGACACATTTAGTTCCATGCCTACGTTACCAGGGCGAAGCTCTTCGCAGAGCTCCTGCAGGATTGCGGTGATGGCTGCTTCTGCTTCTTTCTTCCGGGCACGTGCAGCTGCAAGATCAAGGGTCATATCATTCTCCTTTTCTGTAGGTGGAGTAAAATGGAAGTGGCAACGGTATCAAGATCTCCAAACGCCGGCTGATACACCTCGTCCCACTCCTGATATTCGTCGAGCGCGATTTCAGAATGGTGGCGAGCGTGCGGGCCGGCTGTCCAGCTTGGGTACGGTTCCAGGCGGAAAAGAAACCCGCCAAACACTGTCCGGATCATCTCACATTCAGAAGGATGTCGAACGTCATCAATGATTACCATCGACGCGCCGAGGCGGATCATTTCGGACATCTGGTTTTCAACTTTTCGATCCCAATAGAGCGGATCTTCTTGGCGCTTACTATGGCCATAGTATTGAAGGATCTCTCTCACCGATAAGACGCCCGTTGGAAGATCTGGATGACAGATGCAGGTGTTCTTTCCTTCCTGGCTGTATGTGAGGTCTCGGTTGAAATTGTACCGCATAGCTGCTTCTGCTTTGAGTGCATCGGCAAAACTAAGGATGACACCAAGGCACCTGTTTCTGAGGATCTCTGCGGTGGTTGTTTTCCCTGTTCCCATCTTCCCTGCTATTCCGATTACAGGAATCATTCTTCCTCCTTGATTTCCGGCGCTCGGCAGGAGTTGCTGCGAGCACGAGTAGTGCAACGGATACGGCAATCCCGTACATGATAATGACCATCATTCAACCACCACAGTATGATCTGCGCCAGCAATGAGTTCAGGAGCATGACTGACCATGATGATCTGGACACCGAGCTGCTGCGCGATCTGGGAAATGAGTTCTTGCCCTTTCTCAGGCATGCCGCCACCCTTCAGCCACTTAAGCGGCTCATCCAGGAAGAAGATAGGAGCTGTTCGCTGTGCCATGATAGACCAAATAGAAAACCGGAGTGAGAGTCCCAGGAGATCGATAACGCCCCCACCAACGTGGTCTTCGGGCGGCAGCGACATCCCTTCTTCGATGATGGCAAATTCAGCTTCCGTCTTGCCTCGTTTCTCACTAAATTCCAGTGAAAGTGAAATGTCGCGATCCAGGACAGAAGTGAGCGCCATGGTGGATAGTGCGGACACCTTAAATTCAAGGTGCTTCTGGGTCTCTCTGGCGACCTGCTGGGTTAGCACCACTGCCTGTTCTGCAGCCTTTTGTTCTTGTAGCAGCGCCCGGATTTCAGCCTTGGCTGCTGCTACTTGTTCTTGTGCAGCCGCTCTCTTGCCCTTAAGGCGATCAAGAGCTCTGAAGGAGATGTCCAAATTCAGCATCAAATTCATCCTCCTTCACTTTCAGTGTTTCTTCGAGGTGCTCGATTGACTCATCCAGGTGCTCCAGTGCTTGCTCCGCTTCTTCAACCGATTTGTATCCAAGCTGGTTAAGTCCTTCGAGTGCGTACTCGAGTTGTGCTTGCTGGCGGATCATTGCGTTTTGCGCTTCTTCCGCTTTCCTCTTCAGCTTCGCTAGCGTTTCTTCCAACGACATAAGGAACTCCTTCAAGTGCATGGATGCACATTTTCTTTGTTATACGAGGCACCGACGGATTCTCGACTGCGGTGATAAGATTTTCTTCAAAGTTGGTTCCGCTTTCACCCACCTGCTGGCCGAGCATCTCCACGAACTTCGACACCCTGCTCTCTTTCCGTGCAATGAGGTCAATGTGTTCCCGTGAAACAACTCCGCCTTCATGCGGCAGCTCATGCTGAGAGAGCTTTCTACTGTCGGTATTGTAGATGAACACGCACGGGGTCTTATTTTCTTCGTCAGCAGTTTGGCGAGTGATGCCGCCCGGACTCACCACCATTGGGACCTTTCCCTTGATTCCCTCAAATGTGAACGTCGCATGGTGGTGGCCGACGACGATTAACTGGTACCCAACATGGCGTCGAGCGAAGTGCCGAATCGGCTCTCCTTCAAATACAGCTTCAGAAGAAGGGAGAATCATAGTGTGTGCAATGCCGATTCCTTGCCCGTCTTCACAGGATGGCAGCTCTTCCTCCCAGGAAGCTCCAAAAAGCTGTGGGAATTTCGTTGCAGATTTGGCGCTGCAATGGTGCACTACGCCAACGGCGGCAAGGACTCCGTAGGCACTATTTGACATGAGAGATAAGGAATGCGCAGGCAGGTCATGGTTGCCCGCCACGGTGTAAACAGGACACGGCGCTTGGCCGAGTAACGTCACAGCCAAATTGAGTGTATTAAAGGAAGGCCGGGCGCGGTGAAACAGATCCCCTGCGATGATAATCCCATCGCACCGTTGCTCTTCTGCAAGCGCAAACAGGTAGTGGATCTTTCTGGCCTGTGCCGAAACGAAGTCATCTGTTCGACAAGGCGGCGCATCATCGCGAAGGTGCCAATCAGCTGTGAGCATGAATCGCATTTGGACCTCTCATAGAGCTGCCGCAGATTGGGCAGATTTCAGGAAACGCATCTTCGTAGGCTTTCTGTGCTTCGGCGGCGCGTGCCGTCGCTCCTGCCAGCCCGGCTTTGGCGGTGTCAATCTTGTCAAGTGCCGCAACTAATTGGTTGTACGTTTCAACAAGACGTTCTCGGTCTTTTGCTTCTTCTTGAATCCGTACACCCTTCTCACAGGCCGCCTTGAATTGTGCCACAGCTTGCTGGTATTCCTCAATCGGGATCTTGGTTGCCTTTCGGAACGCTTCAACAGCTTTGATAATCTCCGCTTCTTGTGTATGTAAGGCCCGAACTGCGGCCGCGGTCTTCTCAAGATCAACCAGCTTTGCTTCGGCGTTATCGAGCCACGTCAGTGATTTAACGATAGCGAAGGCCGAATCCATCCGGCCACGAGCACCGGTAAGGCCCTGTGTAACCTGGCGGCTGATGCGCCCAAGTTCAGCAAGGGTGGTGTCGATCTTGTCGAGATTCGCAATCTGGTTGAGCTTTCTGCTAACCTCACCACCGCTACTGCAAATCAGAAAAGGGAGCGACATCTGCGGCTGGAAGTTGATTTCTTCCAGCTCGAAGAAGTCAACCACTGACGATGGTACATTCTGCCCGAAGCCAGTAAGGATGATAGGATCGCAATCAGGAAGATCAATTCGGTATTCATTTTTCCCCTTGGTGCTCTTGGTTCGTGTAACTGTTCCCTTGTCTGTTTCGATTGCAACCGATGCGCTTTCACTTCCATGGCGGATGAATGATGCTCCGGCAGGCTTGTTGAAAACAACCCAGTTGATTGCCCGCATGATAGCTGATTTTCCCGCATGCGACGGGCCCACGATAACGGTAACACCGTCCGCAGGGCGGACGGTGAGATGCTCGTGTCGTTGAAAATTACGAAGTTCTATTCTTTTGATCATGAAACCTCCCGAGTGTTCTGAAGAATGCATCAGCATCCATTATTACAACCATACGAATCGGCTGGCCCTTCTTTCGTCCTCTCCGACAAAAGAGCAACCAGTCTGTACCCGGTTCCTGGTTCTCGACTGCCTGGTTGATCCACTCGTGTACAGACCAGGACTCCTGTGCTTTGCACTCAACACTGAAAGGGAACTGCTTTTTCGCCTCCCCAATCAATCGGATATCTGTTCCAGATTGGGCTCCTTCTCGGGAAGCAATCAGCTCATCTTTGCCCCACGGGATCCCGGTGAGTTCTGAAATCATCCGCGCCACCCATTTCTGAAATTCACGTCCCTTGTCTTTCGCGCTACTCACCGAGATACGTGCCATAATAAGTCTCCCACTCTGGAATGGTGTTCATGAGTTTGAAAAGTCCGAATCGTGTGCACAATGCACGGAATCCTGCACCATCTACTGCATCGTGCCGGATCTGAATTCGAGGTGTACCAGGAAGTGGCAGCCGAACCAACCAGTCATTTCTTTCAATGATTTCTGTGCTGGCGAGAATGGCCTGGTACGTTTTGTGTGTTTTCTTCAGCTCGCCTCGAATATACTTGATGGCAGTCTTTTCACCAACACCGGGCACACCAGGGATCATGTCACTCATACATCCTGCGATCTTCTTGACATCGATCCACTGGGCGGGCGTTATGCCATACTCTTCGATGAAGCTTGCTCTTGTAATTTCTTTCTTCTTGCCCGGAGAGTAGATGGATACCAAGGGCGAAAGGACCTGGTACAGGTCTTCGTCCCCTGTGACGATTGTTGTCCGCTCTTGTGTTGCTGCGATTTGTGCCATGAGGTCATCAGCTTCGAATCCAGTTTTAACGAAGACGTTCTGAAATCCAGCTTCAAAGAGCAAGTGATCCCGTAAAAGATTGAACTGTCTGAAATCTTCCGTAGGGTCAATAGCACTGGCAGTTTTAGGCCTGTCTTTATACCACGGAAACCGTTTCCGCCTGTGAGAGCGCCTGCTATCCCAGGTAAATACAAGACGATCTGGCCGGTATTTGTACAGTAACGGCATGACCTGTGTAAAGAAGCCATGAAGCACTCCTGTATGCTGCCCGTGGTAAATCAGCTCACCTGTGGTGTGGCGTGCACGGTGACAGAGGTAGTTGCAATCGATGACGAGGGTGTGCATGCTATCCTCGTTTAGGTTTACGAGAAACGGTGAACGCCGCCTCCACCTCTTCCCAGAGGTCAATCGTCTCCTCGCGAAGCTCGTCGATGAGACCATCCTCTTCAACCTGCTCGATGGCATCCTTCATGGCAGTGCCGAGTTTGCGTTTTCCGATTACGTAAGTAGTGGCCTTGCGGAGCGATTTAACGTACTGGAGATTTGCGCGGATGTCATCCACACCGTAGTCGAATGAAATGATCAACGGTGCGGATCTGTATGGCTTCCACACAGAAGATTTGTGCACAAACACTTCACTTTCAATGCCGACCACCCTGCTGTGTTCTTTGCCTTTGATGGTCTTCTTTTCAGTCATCTTCGTGCCGCCGGAGAAGCGCAACCGAAGGCTCGCATAAAAAGGAAAAGCCTCTCCGCCCGGTGCTTTGTACTTCTCGCCGTACGGCCCAGCATCGAGGTTCTGGCGGACCTGGTTGGAGCATACCATCAGGAAGTTGCGCTCAGTAATGATGCGACAGGTTTTCCTGCACTCTTCACTGAACTCCTTGGCCCGGCGCATTCCCATCTTGTCACCGTCCTCGTTATCCATCTCAAGATTGGTTGACAAGGCAGCTAGAGAGTCGGCGAAGATGCCATGTATCTTGCCTTCTGGCTGGGGGTTCCATTTCCTTACCGGCCCAAATACCTCAGGCACTGTGGATGGCGTGTCATAAGCCATTTCGTTAACGTCAAGATCAAACATGGCGGCGAATTGCTGATTCAATCGAGCCTCAGGATCGCGGAACATGATCTGCCCGCCCTGCCGCTGCACGCCGCCGGCAATCTCACAAAGAAGAACGGTCTTCCCTGCACCTGAAGGGCCAAAGACCTCAACAAGGATGCCGCCGGGGATGCCCCCTCCACGAACCCTGCCGCCTGAAATGGCGAGATCTAAGAGTGTCGACCCGGATGAAATGAAGACATCACTTCCTTCGTATTCGGCAATCTTGGCCGGCTTGGGTTTCTGTTTATTCTTTTCTTGGACGCCCACGGCCGCGGCGCGGATTCTTTGCATTTTTCTCTCCTACGAAAAAGTCACTGGAAATGTTTGGATCAAGGTTTCGCATGGATGTGATGACGGACACAATTTCATCTGCGTATTGCTCAGCGAGTCCGCGCTTCAATAAGCGGATCTTGGCCTCTACTTCAAATTCACGGAAACGAGAAGCAAGTTCAGTATGGGTCTGCCAGAATGGTTTCCCACCTCGTTTAGCAAGGCGCTGCGTCCATTCACTGTATGCGCGAGAAGCAAGAACCCGGATCACATGATCGTGATCCAGGTTCGTCTTTTCGTTGATCCATTCCTCAAGAAGTTCGCGGATAAGGCCAGCGAGGGTTTTGTAGTTGTAGAGTGCCTGCAGGACCAGGTAGTCCCAGTCCTGCGGCGGAATCTCCACCTGAAGCAGTTTATGCCCTCGCAGACCTTTCTTTGTTACTGGGAACAGATTCGATGCCATAGCTTACATCGATGCTTCTTTCAAGGACATGCAGGGATCCCACTTTTCGCAATCATCACATTCGTCAAACTGTTCACAGTCGTCACCAAATGTGTGGCCGAAGGGACACGTGTCTGCTGATTTGGGCTTTCTCGGCGCCGTGGCTGCAGGTGCAGGCTTCCCAGGCGCTTTCCGTGCAGGCGCTTTGGCTTCTGGTTCCGGTTCAGCAGCACGGCGCGGAGTTCTTGCACGCGGAGGCGGCGGTGTGTCATCTTCTTCTTCGGTGGCAGGCTCTTCAATAGGAGCTGCAGGCTTCTTCAGGGTCTTACGCTGGCGGGGCTTGTCGTCGTCATCGTCGTTAGCAGGTGCAGCAGGCGCCGGCTTGGGAGCGCGCTGCATCTTGGGCGGAGCACTGTCGTCGGTGTCATCATCCAATTCGAAGAACTTGGCTTCTGCCTCCTTGTACGAAGGGATAATGAGAACCTCGTCCAGCAAGGGGATGTCCTTGAGGATAGCCTCATCATAAGCACCGTCACGATCTTCAAAATCGATGCGGCTGATTTTGGCGTACTTGTTCTTGCCGAAGACTTCTTCACTGAAGCGCAGGCGCAAGGACAAGCCTTCTTCGAGATCCGGGAAGACTTCGAAATCTTCGTTTTCGGCGATCTCATCGTTTAACATGTCCTGAAACAGGTACTGGGAAATGTCCCAAATGTGGTACGTTTCTTCGTACTTGTCCATGCCGAGCGGGATGACACAATACAAGTTGCGAAGCGACGGTTTGAGTTCCTTCGTTTCATCCTCAGGGGCGCCTTCTTTGATCCGCTTGGCGCGGTGCTCACAGATGGGGCAACGCTTGCCAACCGATGTAGGGCACACCAGGCTGTCATTCTGGCTGCCGATGCTTCTGTGCAGCTTGTAAGGGCGCTTGTACCACAATTCACCAACTGCTGCAATGCCGCTCTGAGAATCGTAATCAGGATGGGCAGCATCGGTCACCAGATACGGCATGATGTCCAGATGCGCTCTACCACCGGGCTCCTCTTTGAAAACACTTACACCGCGGGGCAGCTGGAGGTGGCCGTAAGAGGCCCCTTGTGTTTTCTGTTTCTGGGAGTTGGCGGAAACGGCACCGCGGAACTTACTCATCTTTTTTGCCATGATTCTTCTCCAGTTTTCGTATGTTTTCGCGGACAGCGTGTAGCTTTCCACGAGTAATTGCTTTTGAAACGACGTAACAAATGAAAGGGATGATGAAGCAAATGAATAAGATTGCCAGAATCCCTGTCAAGGAGTAGTAGACAATCGGTTCTGTCACGCTACTCTTTCCTCCTTCTTGCAATGCGAACGCGCTGATTTGCATCCTGGTTCAGCTTTTCAGTATGCTTCTCACGCTCAGCAGCCAGGTCACGCGGCACAGCAGGCCCTGCAAAGTATGACATACCATGCAAGCGAACCAGATTTTCAAGAGCCGTCTTGCGACTGTCAACAGCGCGAACTGCAGTAGAGAGCAATTCGGTGTCGTACTTGGCCTGGATCAGCGCACTGGATGCTTCCCTATACTCGTCCTGGAGCAGGATGGCACCAGCAACCGCAGTTTCTGTTGCCTTGGCAAGTCCGTAACTATCAGGGTCTTGCCTGATATCGTTATCAAGTTTGGCTTTGGTGTAATCAAGGAACTCCTTAGCGTCATCCTGGGCCCTTCGGGCGTCAGCGAGCTGCCTTCCATACTTCATCATGAGGCGTGGCTGCTCCAGCCACTCGACATCTAACGCTGAGCAATCGATCCCCATTTCTTCTTCGTAACTTCGAACATGATCTTGACTCATATTTCCTCCTATAGTAGTGGGCGCAGGGAGCCCGGCTCGACGCTCCCCAAGGGATTAGGAGAGGATCCACAAGCAGGATGGCGCCCGCATCCTGCCGTGTCCTTCGATACTTTATCACCGCAAGCTACTTACCAAATTCGCCTGGGCCTGCTCGAAGTCGACAGCGGGAATCAATAACAAATGCTGTTACCGAGTTATACGGCGTGGTGTTCCATCTCTGATGATCATTCGCCGTCGAATGTAGCATCAAAGGAAGCAAACACAAGACCCGGGTACCCGATGTCGTAGAAGGGCGCTCTGAACGATTCGAGAATCCTGGCTGCCTGCGGATTGCCGCTCTTGAGAAGCACTGTTGTGCAATATCCAAGAACCAATCTTCGCACACTCTCCGGTTCCTGTTCCTTGAGCTTTGTCAGGATGGCGGCCGTCTGCTTCCAGTTTGCGTTGTCAATCAAAGCACGGCACAGCTCGATTGCGTCGATGGCTGTTTCGGCAGCCTGCTTAGCAACCTCTAGCCGCTTCTCCTCATCGACGCGAAGGACTTGATCAAGGATCTGAAGTGCGTTTCTCGGATGGCCAGCAGCATCCTGGACGATCTGCTCATAGACGGATTTCGGCAAGGTGTCTTCTTCAGCCTTGACGACCTTGCGGAGTAGTGTCATCATCTGCCGCTCTTCAAGCATGCTGACAGCGAATTGGCTGCATCGACCGCGGATGGTATTGAGGAGCTTCTGCGGATCAGTGGTAGCCAGGATGTAGTAAACGTGCGGCTGCGGGTCTTCGAGAGCTTTCAGCAAGGCGCTCTGGGCATCATTCGACATCTTGTGGCACTCATCCAGCAACCACACACGACAAGGGCCTTCAAGGGGCTGGTATCGTGCTTGCTTTCGCATGTCACGGATGGTGTCGATTCCTCTGAAATCCGCCGAGTCAACTTCTCTGAAATCGCTGCCAACACATCCCAGCTCTTTCGCCACAATGCGGCCGAGAGTTGTTTTCCCGCAGCCGGTAGGGCCGTGGAGAAGGAAGGCGTGTGGGCAGTTGTCGCCCGTTACAGAGTTTCTGAGTAGTTCGACAGTCTTCTCGTTACCGATGACTTCGTCGAATGATGTCGGGCGATGCTTGTGATAAAGTGCCATGTATCTCTCCTATTGTATTTTGATGCCGCGTTTCTCACTCCACGGCGCGTCGACAGGGCAAAGATCTGCTTCAACTTCGAGCGGGACGATAATCCACTTCCAGTGATTAGGAAGGTCTTCAGTAGTCACTTTGTGGATCAGTTCCAGAACTTGGTTTAGTTCGTCAGGATGTACGTCAACAATCAAGGCGTCATGAATCTGGCCAATGAGACAGGTTCGCATTTTACGTTCCGTAAACTGCTTGTGTATTTGGATGAAGCACCAGAGCAAGCAGTGGAATGCCGCTCCTTGTACCGGGTAGTTTATGACTTCGTTTCTCCGGAACACACCGCGGCACTCAAACCCAGTGTGCATCTGGAAGAATCCATTCTTCTGATAAGCAGCAAACCAGTCCTCTCTCCACTTATTGTAGACAGGGAACCGCTTGCCCCAGAAGTCTGTTTCCATGATCTGGAGATGCTTTTCGAACGCGGTGAACGACTTGATGCCATGCTCGATCATGTGGGTTGCAAGAGAACTGCCGCCAGGCATCGGAATCCCTTGCCCCTTCTTCCATGCACCCGTCCCGAGCTTGCCCCACTGTACTGCCAAGCTGTGTGCATTGTTCTTGTAGTAGTCACCGTAGAACTGTGGGAAGATGAACCCATTCTTGGTGGCGTTTCGTAGTTTCTTATGCTCTGGCAGCGCCTTGTTGAACTCATCCAGGAAGAAGATCTGCATAGCCACATCCCGGTGCATATCGTTGCGTGTGTCCGTCAGGTACGCAAACATGGTCGGGTCTTTGTGGTAGCATGCGGCGATAGAGACTTCCAAGCCCTTGAAGTCCACCTCAAGAAGCTGGTGGCCTTTTCGTGCGTAGATTGCTCGGCGGCAGATCTTCATCGCCTCTTCATCTCGTTTTGGGATGTTCTGGAAGTTCGGTGATTCGCAACTTGACCGGTAGGTGCGAGCTGTATGTAGGTTGTAGAAAGGATGGATGACACCGTCCACTTGCTCACGGAGGAATCCATCCAGGTAGGTGTCTCTGATCTTCCTGAGTTTCTTCATTTGTATAAGGGAGAGCAAGGAGGAATCACCAAGCTGGGTAAGTGCTTCCTCATCGGTGCCGCCCAAGCCGCTCTCGGTGGTTTTCGGTGGAATCTTACCCATTACATCATACAGCAGGTGCCGGAGCTGGGTGTCCGATCCAATATTGAAGTCAGTTGGAAAGATTCGCTTCCACTCTTGGGCAAGTGCTGTTTCAAGGAAGCGCTTTTCCAGCCATTCGACCTTTCTGGTGAGGTGCTCTTTTTTCTTTTCACAGTACTCGACGTCAACCCTCATCCCTACTCGTTCCGCCGCTGCCAGGGCGAGGACACCTTCATGAATCAGGTTGTAGGCGTCGAGGCGTGTTGCTTGCATCATTCCCATAATCCAGGTCCTTGTTCGGGAATTGGCATCCCTAGTTGTTTCATCTGAACGAGGCCGAGACGGTGCTCAAAAAGAGCATCCAGAGCGCAGTATTTCAGAAGCTCAGGATCAAGGCCGAGTGCGTCCATCTCAAGCACCCGATTCATCGAATTTGCATTCTTTGGATCCTTCCCTTTCAAATATGGTTCTACGATTGTGTCGTAGGAGTTTTCTCCCAGCTGCACAAATGCCTGGAACTTGAGAGACGTAATCCCCTGGCGATTATCCATGACGTGGGCCGCTTGCATTGTGTCCCAGTACCAACCTCGTGGTTGAAATCCGCACTTTTCCATCGTCCAGTTATGCTCAAACTTCATGTTTGCAGCACCCTTCAGGATGTCCTCTCTCACTAGCAGCCGTTTGAAAAGCACCTGCTCATGTTTGCGCTTTGGCATGTAGAAGACATACGACTTGTCCGGGTGTGGTGAGACCCCCACGCAGTAAATCTGATGGGTCTTCCCATGCGGTTTCAGTCCGGTCGTTTCATAGTCGAAGAACAGTAAGGGCGGCGGCTCGAGCAACATCCGCTCTATTACTACTTCGATACTGCTGTCTGGCACAATTTCAATACACTCTTCAGCCTTCTTATAGAGCGTCACCGGCGTGTCAACCAGTTCCAGCGCAGCGGCCATCATGTCCGTCCATGTCTTCTTGAGCTCCGGTCGCTTCTGCTCACGGACCACAGATCCTGGGGACGGCAGAGGACACACCCACGCCTGCGTTTCTTGGTGCGGGATCCGCCACCCCCACCACTGCTGTGCTGTTCCGAAGGATTTGCTCCAGTATGCAGTGATGAACGAGCGTGATGCCTGTGGGCCATGTAGCAAAATAAGATGTGGCTGATACTCTTTGATTGCCGCATGGATGCGCTTGCGGCAGCACATCAGATGATAATCGTTGGTTGTTTGGTCGCCTGGGAAGCAATTGATGGCGTTGATGTTCAGGCAATCATCTTCAAGGCTGATGCCGTGCTTCTCAAGCATTCGGGACAACAGCCGCCCACCTCCGCTGTTCCAGTATGCGTCCTCACGGTCGTCCGCTTCGCTTGGAAAGCTGCCGATGTTGAGGATGCGCTTTTTGAAACCGCCTTGCGGGCCTCTGCGGGGGCGTAGTGCTTGCCGGTAGAGCCCGCAGGAGGCACATGAGTACGTCCTCCCGTCAGGGCGAGAGGACGATTTGATTTGTTCCGGCGAGAAGAAACCACGCATCACACTTCTTCCATCAGTGCAAGCACATGTCTCCATCCCTCACCACGGGCTTCAATGAGCTTTCCGCTGATGCGGCTTGAAGTAACGAGCGGTGCTGCTTCTTTCAGGAACTCGATTGCAGTGTTGAACGTGAACGGGTCGTCGGAGTACCTGACATTACAGACCTCCGTTGCGCTGCCGCGATCTCCACCACCAGTGAGTGTCCACTTATTCTCCCCAACATGGATCTGGACCATAGGGAGGTCGCCTTTCTCAGGAGATGTGATTGCTTCAACACGACCCAGGGCTTCCACCAGAGAAGCGGGCCATTTGATGTCCCTGGCCGTCCCCTCTTCAAGGTTGATGACGGACAGGTCCATGAAGTTGTCACTGAATACGCGGCACGAAAGTACAGTAGCTTTGTCAGCATCGCGAAAGTGTACCCAGCCTGTTCCTGTTCGCGCAATATGCTTGAGATCGAATGCACGGAACTGGCGCATGGATGATAACGGAATGAGAAAAGGATCACAAGGGAGCTCAGATCCAATCTCGTGGATCAGAAACCGTGTGTTGTCGCACGCTTCAACCCGGTCCTTTGCAACATGAATGCAGCACAGAAGCGGATTGCGTGTGTCATCTCCAGCACAGAACGAACTGAGGTGCATGCCTTCAAGCATCCCATAGGGGATCGGCTTCCACTTCTTCTCTTCGAGCACCTCATCAAGCGGCAGTTGGATGGAAGGGTCGAATGTGATCACTGCCTCTGAGCGTCCTGCAGAAATACGGAGCAGGTTGCCGTCAACCTCGATGGTCACTTCATCCTTCTTGAGCCTGGACAGATATCCATAGAACTCATTGGCGGGCACAGCCCCTTCAAAGTCGATCTCAGGCACTTGTCGGGAGATGCTGATTTCATCATTGTAGGTGAAGACCCATCCGTCCATGAAGACGAAACAGTCCGATTGGATTATCATCGGCTTGGAGGCAAGTGCCGGACGCGCCTTCTCCAGGTGCTCAAGCAGCTTTTTTCGGTTAATGATCATTGGAGCTCCGTATCCTTTAGTGTGAGGGTTGCAGGGTTAAACTCTGTCACACGTTTATACTCGTTGAGATGCTTTTCAAGGCCGAGGAAATATTTCACGTTAATGCGAGCACGGCCTTCCCAGGTTTGGAGGTCTTCGAAAGTGAAGCCAGCAGCCTCGATCTGTTGCATGATTGCAGGGGAAAGGTGCACAGTGCCTGCGCAAGGCATCTGAAGTTCGTCCGATGTGAAGAAACCGGATTTAGGTTTCTCACCTTTCTTGGGCTTCTTCTGCTGCATTGACACCGAAATGGTTGCAGGCTTCAACCACATTGCCTCAGGCACAAGACCGCCCGGAGGCCACATGATACATCCCCAGGCAGCCAGAAGCCTCCAGGTGGCGGCATCACAAGATGTCCACGGGTACGCTTTCATTACTGATGGCATCCAGACTGCGAAGCCGTGCGTATCAACTTCGATGCCTTTCTCCCATAAGTATCTGAAGACGTCACCAATCCACGCCGCCTTTTCCTTTACGGACATGTCGTTCGCCGGTGAGATGCCAATGTACGGCGTGAGTTTCACCATCCTTTCAATCCACTTGTAGTCTTCACCTTGATGGAAGACGTGGATGGGAGTGATGCCGGCTTCTTTCATGCGTTTCAGATTATGGTACCCTTGCCGGGCTGCCTCGTCTTTGATTGCCTTCACCCGAACGAAGTCCTGGGAGTCCTTAGGCCGATTCAGGGAGGCCGTTTGACCGGCCTTCCCTGGTATCACGTCGAGATTAACGATGTGTACTCGCTTGCCTTGGGACTTCCCTTTCTCGATTGCGGTGAGGGCGTAGTTGATGTAAGCATCGAGGTCGACAGGTTTCCCTTTGTTCCAGGCGGAAAACGCCCCGGAGTCAACGATGATGTTACCTTCCCGCCCTTCCGAAACCTCAAACCAGGATCGTAGTTGATCTGGGTAGATGAAGGACACCAGCTTGTTGGTGATGCCCAGGTCTGCTTCTTCAATCGAGCAAGACCCACACCAGGCGCCGGCGAAATACAGTTTAATCTCTTTCATGGTTATTTTTCGTAGTTGGCCTGGACGTTGATGAGCGTGCCGCCGCGTGCATTGAAACGACCGATGACAGCCATGCGGCGCGGGTCACAAGTAGCAACCAGGTCTTCCAGCATCTTGTTGACGATCGTTTCCATGAAAGCGCCGTGCTGCCTGAAGGACAGGAAGTACAGTTTCAGGGACTTGGTTTCGATGCACAGCTTGTCGGGGACATACTGTACGGTGATGGTTGCAAAGTCCGGCTGGCCGGTCTTGGGGCAGAGCGAGGTGAACTCGTTAAAGACGAATTCCGTGACGTAATCGCGGTGTGGGGCTTTGTTTTCGAAAGTCTCCAGAAGGCTCGCCGTCGGATCATCGTACACGTACTTAGTCTTTGCCGATCCCAACTGGGTCAAGTTGGAGGTGTTGTCTTTTGCTTCCACGTTTCTTCTCCTTGAGTTTCTGTTTGTATTCCCGGCCGAGGCAGGCCACTTCCGGAAAGCGTTCCACGAATAATGATTTATACGAATCAGCAGGCAGGTGCTTGATGATATAGAGTCCTTTGATTGTACTGAAAAACGGATTCTTCTGGTACTCCTCAGGAGGAAACAGTTTAGTCATTGTGATGATGCCCTGGATAAAGGCGCGGGCTGTTTGCTTTTCCTGCCCTTTCAGTGCTTGGTAAATCTCAAGCATCTCTTCCGCTGCTTCGCTTCCCAGAAAACGAGCCCGGCATGGGCCGCCGGACTCGTCAACACTGTTCAATCGATTAGCACACCACGTCTGAATTACTTCGAAGATCTTCTCTGGGCTTGTGCTCATGGTGCTCACTTGATGAAGTGCAAAAGCTCCATCCGAGTTTCCGGGCTGTTCATGAAGTCCCCTTTCAGAGAGGACGTGATCATGGTGCTGCCTTGTTTGCTACATCCCCGCATCCTCATACACAGATGGGAAGCTTCGATGATGCAGGCAGCACCTTTTGCACCGACGTAATCCATCAGGAAGCCGGTCACTTGCTCACCGATCCGCTCCTGGATCTGCATGCGCCGGGCAAAGATGTCGACCAATCGGGCAAGCTTGGAGATGCCGACGACGCGGGTATTGGGGATGTACGCAACATGCGCTTTGCCGGTGAAAGGCAACATGTGGTGCTCACACATCGAGTAGAGCTCGATATCTTTGAGCACCACCATTTGATCGTACCCGTCGCTTGCGAAGTCGGTGACCAGGTCCCGCGGATCTTTATTGTATCCGGAGAAAAGCTCACCCCAGCTCCTGACGATCCGCTTGGGAGTGTCTATCAGACCTTCTCGTGAAGGATCTTCACCGATGAAGCGAAGCTGCTCCTTCAGAAGCAGCTCCATTCCAAACGAATTTGTGTTTTCAAGCAGGCTGTCGCCTTTGCATTCACTCATAGGGAATCGGGTCCTCTATTCCAACCAGTTCAAACGCTTCCAGGCGTTCGGTGCAGCTTCCGCACTTGCCGCAACTGATTGGTTGATTTTTGTAGCAGGTTCTGGTCAAGTGGTACGGCACAGCGATGTCGAAAGCCAGACCCTGCTCGATGATAGTTTCTTTGGTATCCTGGATGAAGGGTGCAATGACGGAGACCCGCCCATCCGATGACGCCAAGATCGCCTGATTCGCGGCTTCCACGAAGGCCGGCCGGCAATCAGGGTAGATATGATGGTCACCGCTGTGTACGCCAAGAGCAACTTGCGTAGCTCCTATGGATTCAGCCAGCCCCGCCATCACAGAAGCCATGATGAGATTGCGACCAGGAACAACTGTTTTTCGCATACTCTCTTCAGCATAATGGCCTTCCGGGATTGCGTCTCCGGTTAAGAGCAACGCGGACTTGAACCCGGCCATCACGCCTTCAAGAGCAACGTAGGAGCTTGTGACGGGACAGCCCTGCTCCTGGTAATACTTGACCACGTTTACGGCTGCATCGTTTTCATACGCGTTGTGCTTGGAGCCGTATGAAAAGAGGACGCAGTGGACCTTAGCACCAACTTCGAGGAACCGGCCCAGGAGGGTGGTTGAATCCATCCCTCCTGAGAGGCCCATGACAATGTGAGGTGTCATTTACTTTTCCTTGTGTGCCGGCATAGAGCATCCATCAGGCAGGATAAGATCGAAAGACCCGTCTTCGTGGAAGCGGCTGCCGTATCCGAGTTTGTTGATATCGTAGCAGATGTACGCCTTCGCCAGTGCCAGATTCCAGCCCAGGGACTCGAAGTCTTCAAGACGGCACTTCTTGAACTTCTTGGCCTTCATAATGTCAAGGGCAGCGGCCAGCTTGGAGCCGGCGAGGACAACCTTGAGCTCGGTACCAGGGGCCCACAGAGTCTTGCGGACTGCCGGCTTCTTGGACTCTGTTGCTTCTTTCTTGGCAGCAGGAGCCGGCTTTTCTTTCTTTGCGGACTGTACGGGCGGTTCGGGATCTTCGATGACAGGTGCTTCTTCTTCTTCTTCACCACCAACTTCATCATACTCTTCAGGATCCAGATCCGCACCGTCGTCTTCCAGCGTAGTAGCGCCGGGGAAGACGTTTGCCAGCTGGCCCAGGATCTTCCAGGTGCTTTCGGTGAACGGGTCAGCAGGATCAACGAGGGCCGCCGATTCCACGATCTCTTTCTCGAGAAGGGTTGCGGTCAACGACGTGTTGATGGGCGGATCACATGCCAGAATTTCATTCATTTCTTCGCCGACCTTGACGAGATCGCTCTTCTTGAGACGAACAGGGGCGGCTGCTTCTTTCTTAGCCATCACATACTCCTTTCAGGGTTACCAGGCATCCAGTCTCCGTAGCGATTCGCCATTCCGAATCCCGTTAGACGCCCTTTGTTTTCGTACCGTAAAACCTCTTCGTAAATGACATCCATGATTGCTGTCCGTTCTGTGCCGGCGTACCGGAGAGCCGTGGAGAGTTTCTCCTCAAGCTTCTTGGTTTTACGCCCTTGCGACTGGTAGTGCTCGATGACCATTTCCGAAGCGCCTTTGTAAAGATCGAATAGTGCCTCTGTACTCCAGTACATGAGGGATGAGGTGAAGCAGGACAAGATTGACCCCAGGAGCACCTGCGGGCGCTCTTCCTCTGGAACATCGTTTACGAAAACCTTACTTGCGTTGCTCATGTGAAGTTATACGCGGGTTTCGAGTTTCTTCGATGGAGTTAAGCAAGATCCAGCTTTTTGTGTAGCTGGACGTTGAAAACGATGTGCGGCAGGAGCTCAGGAGCTACGCCGTTGATGAAATCGATCACCTCAGATATCATCTCACCGCTTTCAGCGGAAAAGGCGATTCGCGCCTGCGCCCCTTCTCGGACAAGGTGACTTGCTACACGAGTTGCGGCCTCGATATCAGCCAGTGTTTTGACAACCATCTTCACCCAGCTGCCTGGCGGGAGGGATTCAAACACCGTGGCGTCCATCATGAGCGCCGTCATACCAGAAGAAGGTGTTTTGTAATCCATAACATGGTCTACATCAAGAACAGGAGGATACGAACCGTTCGTCTCAATCTGGACACGGCAGTTCTTGGCGTGAAGGAATTTGATGAGGTCTCGCAACTCGTCAACTGGCTGGCAGTATGGCTCCCCACCTGTCAGGATCACGTTGCTGTTTGCGGGGATGCTGTTTGCAACAATGCCCGCAGTTGTCAGCCCCATTTCATGTCCGGGCATATTGATTTCCTGCGCCCGTTCTGTGTCACACCAGCTGCACCGGAGATTACATCCCTGGAATCTGATGAACCACGCGATAGACCCTTGTGGGATCTCGCCGACTTCTCCGCTGATTGACCGGAAGATCTCATGCACATTTAGCATCTAGCATCTCCATTCAGCATAGCTGTTCGGGGTTTCATACAACCGGACCCGCTGCAAGGCAACGCCGATCGGCGTTTTCCTGATTTGGTCGACAATGAATTCGATGATGTTTTCAGCGGTGGGTGGCAAGTACCACGGGTCCAGGATCTCATTCAGATCACGGTGGTCGAGGGTGTCAACGATCGGCTTGACAAATTCCTTGATCTTGTTGAAATCGATCACCATGCCGTTATACTCCTCGATGGAGTGATGTGCAAACTCAACGTCGAGCATGGAATTGTGCCCGTGGACGTATTTGCACTTCCCGGAGTACTCAGGCAGGTGGTGCCCGTAGCAGAACTCAAAGCGTTTTGTGACTGTGGTGCCTTTCAGCATGTCAAACTCCTGTTGGGGTTGAAGAATTCATTTTCCTGTGAGATCAGTTATACGTCCTCGTCGGTCTTTGATTCACGAAAAGGATCAAAACTATTGAGAAACGGTGTGCCTTGTTGCAGGCATTGGAGAATGTGGACGTATCGCCCTGCCCAGAAATCATCTTCACGAACGACCAGCTCATTGATACGCAAGATGCCAATTCTTTTCTCCCGCCCTTTCTGGTCCTGGTTGAGACCATACATGGCGGTGACATGCGCATACTTTCTCTTGTCCTCAGAGAAGTTGCTCAGCTTCAAAGCATCCTGGGTGTAGCTGTTTGCGTCCGCCTGGGTCGCCGTTACGACCAGTGCGTGCCGTTCCTGAGAGATGCGCCGGAGCCCCTTCCAGATCTCGTTCTGTTGGTGACGAAAATCAGACTTTCCGGGATCGGGCTCAAGAAGATCAGCATAGTCAACCACGATGACGTCAGGCCGGAAGTCTTCTTGCTTTTCCCATCGGGTCAAGATAGCACGCATTTCACGAACTGTCAAGGTGTTACTGGGGTGGGTTGAGAGCTTGAATCGGCCTCTAGGACTGCGGAAGGCGCGGCCTTTAGGCTCCATGAATTCTTTGACCTTCTTGATGGCAACAGGAGCTGTTAGCACATCGACTTCACCTGCATCTGTGTACGGAGTAGGAACGGCTTCCACCCATACTGACCCCTGGAACCGCGGGCATCTTGTTTCATCGCAGGGGGCGTATTCAGGAAGATCCTTCAGCGTCTCAACAAGAAGATCCTTAGAGAGGCTGCCGTACACTTCACCAGCTTCCCATCCCTTCCCTGCAAACACTCCGAAATCGCATTTACGCTCTTTCCGGTTGCAAGCGTCAAGCTGGTTCCACACGCAGTCAAGAACGGGCTTGTGGACGTTCATACAGTATCGCGCTTTATCAGATCTTCGGGCGAGATATATTCCGATGCGGCGTAGTTGCTGACTCTCAGTCATGTCCCCTGCCTGAAAGAAGGCGACGTGCTTCCCCTGCCGGCAGCCGCGGATGGACATGTCCATAAGCAGGAACGTTTTGCCGCGTTTCTCAGGAGCAAGCAAACCAACAAAACCGCCACGGACCAGCTGGTTGTTCCAGAACTTTCCAAGGGCACCTGGATACGTGATCAGGATCTCGCTAGTTTCAGCGAAAGCCTGCTCCATCCTCACTTCTAGTTCTGGAGACGATAACTCAAGATCTGAATTGGCTGATTCCTGGAGTGGTTTATAGCTACTCGCCTCCGCTTCGGCTTCTGCCAGTTCCCCGCCCTGTGCGATTGCCGTTATTCGTGTCGTAAATAAGTCGAGATTCCTTTCACGGAAGTAAACACGACATTGGTCCAGCAAGTAGGCCGGAAGCTTGTCAGAGCCGGCGCTCTCCTCCTCAAACTCATCACTCAGATCAGGGAGGATGTCATTCTCGATTTCATCAGCAATCGCATCAGGCATCCCTTCCTTGAGCTTCTGCATGAAGATGCCTTCGATATCGCGGTATGGCGCTCTCTCATACTTGTCGAAGTATTCGAAGCACCATCCAGCAATGCGGCGCGCTGTGGCAGAGGTGAGAAGTTCCGGTTTCCAGATCTTCGCCACTTCCCGAATGAAGGGTGTGGAAACGATCAAACCAATGACAATTTTTCGCTCAATTGCACCTGACATTACATCGCCTTCCGTGCAAACCATTCACCCGTAAGCGGATTGCGATCCATGTTCTGGCGAGCATGCTGCTCAAGCCATGTGTTGAAAATCCCGTGATCCATGCTGAGCAAGTTATCACTCTTGGTTGTGATCCAGGAATTCTCGTCGATCCAATCCAGGTAGTATCGAATGATTCGAACGGCAGGCAGCTTGAAGCCCCATCCGTCGTCAGGTGTTTTGCGAGATTTCTGATACTCTCGCAACTTGGTGTGGAATTCTACTAATCGAGATGCCGTGGTGCCCGGGTCACTTCCGATGTGGTGCATGGCAGTCTTAAAACAGTCCCGGTAGAAAAGGGAACCATCGACAGCGCCAAAGTGAGCAGCAAACAGCGTCTGGGGGTCTTCTTGAGATTTCAAAACAGCAGGTTTCATATTCCGTTCCATTGCGCGTTTGAGTTGGGGATACTTTTGGCAGAATTCATCTGCACTATCTACGAGAATGGTATACGGTTGACTGCGGTCATTATTTCTAGAGTACCATTCTGCGGCGGCGAGCAAGTCTTCCCCTGGGATTTCTGCTTCAACACTGAATGCCGCAAGGCGCGTCGCCCAGACCATCTTTTTCTGGGCGGGGATTCTGTCGCCCAGGGCTGCTGCTAGTGCGTTGGCAGTTTTCTTGAAGGTGGACGAGACATCTGGCCGGTTGGCGTGAATGAGCAGGGCGCTGTAACCACCGCCGCGGGACGTCATACCAACCCACAGCAATTCTGGCAGAATGGGCTTGGTCTTATTTTCCCACTGGTCAACAATTGACTGGATGACAGCTTTCAGCATATCAACCGACCAGGTCTTGATTGCGATGCTAGGGCGGATTGCGTATCTAGTGCAGAAAGCTTCGAATCGTTTATCTGGGGCGCCCGATTTAGTGATGGCGATAGGCTTGCCTTCGAGTAAGTTGGAAAGATAGGCAGCGGCCTGTTGGTACGTTTTGGTGGATGGTGATGTGTGTTTAGTAACTCCTGGAAGTTCATTCCACCACTCAATTAGCAACGCCGCATCCTGTTGTACGATCTCGCCCTGCGAGATCAGAGTAGACGAAGTATCTGAAGTGTTAGAGTGATACGAAGTATTACTCTTACACGAAGTATACGTAGTATACGTAGTATTACTTGGTGGTAATGTTTGATATACCACCCCCCCATCTACACTCGGAGTTTCGGTGGTCAGCATTTCGACGATTTTCTGGTATCGAATCAGGATCCACTCACGTCGAAGTCGGCTGCCAATCGATGCCATTCTTGTCTGAATGAGCTTCCGTTTTTTCAGTTCTGTTTTGATTCTGCGGATGATGCCGTCGGTGTATTCTCCACCAAGGCATTCGCGGACGACGGCGTGTGTGAGGAAAAAGATGTGCGGGTTCTCAGTTTTCTTGCGCTTCCACTGTGCATGCTTTTCCATATACAGCGCGAGCAGCATCGCCTGTCTTATCGTCAGGGGATCTTCGTGTGTCAGGAATGCGCCAGGGAAAGGAAATGTGCAGTGAGAGTTGCGGAGAAGCTGGTGAACTAGTTTTTCAGATGGGTTCATAGTATTTCCGTGGTACGTGTTACGGTTGTGTTCAGTTTGTCGGGTCTCCAGTGCGTGTTATTCTAGAAAAGAGAAACCAGGCATGAAGTAGTTGGAGACCCAACATGCAGAGCTACACAACCCTGCGCCGCCACGGAGACTAACGGCGCATAAAACACTCTGAATATTGAGGAGAATAACACTTCTCTACTTCAGGTTCGGGAGCTACCCTAGCCTGGTACCTTCTAACATAAGGGTACAAGTTGGAAAGTCAAGTACCGAGTCAAACTCATGGCATTTAACTTTTCTATCATTCCTATAGCCAAATCCTATAGGTCAGGAAATCTAACAATGCAGGGACTTCTGACTGGTCCATGCCGCCTGGGTCCCCGGCGATAGTGTGCTGTTTGCAGTCAATTCCTCGGAACTGAAGCTCAGAAACGAGCTTGCGTGCTTGCGCTTGGGCCTGGGTTTCGTCGTCGAAGAGTACCACAGCTTTCCGGCATCCTGTTTTGAGCTTCCGGGCGATCATCCGGACCTGTTCGGCTGTGAACGAGATTCCAAAAGTACCAGCTGCCTGAACCCCCAACCGCCACACATCCGTGATGCCTTCGACGATAATCACCACCGAGTTCCAGTCGATTTCAGGATGTGTGTAGAGGATGTGTTTGTGATGGATGAGCTCGCGGTCGATTGCGCAGGCCTTGTATTTGGTATCCGACTTGTTTGTAATGTCGCGTGCCTGGAAGGAGACCTGCTTGCCATCCCACATAATTGGCGCGAGTATGCGGTGTGCGTAGGATGCGAAATCTTGTTTGCTACATGGCCCAGTACCAAGCAAGCCCCACCGCTCCTCCAGGGCCTCAGAGTCAAATCCTCGTTTCCGGAGATAGTTGTGGTGTCGCTGTTCCATAGGTCCTGTGTCGGATGGTAGTTTGTGTGCCTTGGTTCGGATTGCTCGTTTCTTTTCTGGCGTTCGCGCAACAGTGCCGAGATAGGTTCGATTTATCTCCTTGGCCTTATCGATAGAGCATCCCAATACCTTCGATAGAGCTAAGTAATAGGGCTTGCTCCCACATCGCCAGCAGACGAAGTGGTGTGGCTTGTCCATGGTGAGTCCGAGGTGGTATCCGGGGTTGCCTGTGCAGAAGGGGCAGGCCATGTTTGCCCACCCGCTCCTGCAGTGTTTGTGGCCGGATGTGAGAACCTCGACTCCGTTCTCTTGTAGCATGGCCAGGATGTCCATTAGGCGTCCTTATTCTCTTCTTCGACCTTGCGGTGATCCTTCTTCCACTTTTTCCACTCGGCCTTGAACTCCTGCCGGCGCTTACAGCGACCTTGCTCTCGGCACTCTTCGCAGATCATGTTGCTGATATACCCGCGCTTCATCCTGTCTATCATCTCCCGTTTCCTGGTGCAGGTTTCAGGCGGATTTGGCATGTAACCAGGATACCACTTGTGCGGCATCATCGCTTCCTCTTCTTTAGTCCAAGCCGTCTCGCCTGGTTTTCTCTGGCGAATTCGAGGTGGCTGCGGTTCCAATGGTGGCGGGGTTGTCTTTCTAACTCTGATTGTCATCGCGACTCCTATGCGAGAAAGTGTTTGAGTTCTCTGATTACGTTTTCGATCCGGATGAAAGTCCACCCTTCGTTTCTGAGGAAGTCGGCGAGTGTCTTTCTGGATGCGCGAGGTGTGTCCTGAATGAAGTCCATCGGCGCTTCGAAGATCATCTGGCAGACCTCGAAAGCATCTGTACTGAGCTCCTTGAGGGAGTCGATGAACAGATACCGGGTTTCAGGGTTGCCGATTGCTGTGCTGCATGTATCAATGAAATCGCTGTCAGCGATCGGCGCCTTCTTGGCCCGGGCCGCCATGTCCTTCATCTTCCCTTCCATCACCATCCACGCGAAGGTTGACTTGGCACTTTTCTCGGGATTGTACTGCGGCTCCCAGATCAGATATTCCAAGTACGCCTCACTTACCAATTCCTCAACCTCGATGCCTGTCGTTCTGTTATACGAAAGCGCCAGCTTGTGTGCGATTGCGATTGCGTTCATTTGAGCATTTCTCCTAGGCTGCGAGGTTGTTGAGAAGGTTTGTGAGCAGTGTATTTTCTTCGGCTTCCTGCCCGTCGATTGCGCGGGAGATGTTTTCCCGCTTGGCGTCGAGCATGGTGGCAATATCTTCTTCGATTGTGTTTTCTGCGAGCAGGTAGAAGATCTGGACGTTGTCGCGCTGTCCGATGCGATGCGCCCTGTCTTCGGCTTGATCATGTTCCCCGGGTGTCCACCCCAGCTCCAAGAAAGCCACTGCCGATGCGGCGGTTAATGTGAGACCAACACCTGCGGCCTTGATGTTGCCGATGAATATGCGGCAGCTGGGGTCGTTCTGGAAGGCGTCGACAGCGGCCTGTCGTTGGGTTGCTGTTTTGTTTCCGTCAATGACGACCGGATTGTATCTCTTTAGCGCAACTGTGAGAGCAGCAATGACATTTTGATGAACGCCGAAGAGGATAAGCTTTTCACTGGTTTCCATAAACTGATGAATCCAGGCAACGGCTTCTTTGGTCTTACCTGCCACTGCTAGTTGCTTGAGCATCTCCAGGCGCACCAGCGCTTCTGCTCCACTAGCGCGTTCTGCTGCTTTCTGCCCCTTGGTTTGGCGGATCCAGGAGATCATGTCGTCCTGGGCTTTCTTGTACTCAGTTTCATTCTGAATCTCAAGCGGAATGACTGTCCGGGTCTTAGCAGGCAGCTCTTTGAGAACATCCTTCTTGAGTCGGCGAAGCATGATGGTGCTTTTCAGTTTCTCGTAAAGCTCTTCGGTGTTACTTGCACCGGAGTAGTTCCAGCCGAAGCCATCGTGCTTGGCGGCGCAGTAGCGAACTCCGAATTCGTGCCGGTTGGCAAACATCCCTGGTTTAATGAGTGAGAAAACGTTGTAAAGCTCAATCGGTCTGTTGATGATCGGCGTGCCTGTGAGAGCAATCAGGTGTGCGGCTTTCTTGCACAGCTTTTTGACGTCCTGTGTCTTGAAGGTGGATGATTCCTTGATGTTGTGCGCTTCATCGAGGATGACAGCCTTGCAGCCGTACTTGACAAGATGATCGACCCATCCGGTTCCTGGCAGCACTTTGTACACCTTCTTGCCTGTGGCGCGGTCTTTGGTGGTCTCTCTGGCGTTGGCCAGGATGTCGTAGTTGATGATTACGATATCACCGTGCAATGGCGCTGCGGGGTTGTATCTTCCTGAGATCACCTGGGTCCGGGGCTGGCTCATCCACTTCCTTGCCTCCCTTTCCCAGTTGAGCTTGAGCGAAGCAGGAACGACGATGACTGCCGGTCGTGCTTGCGGATTTGCTTCCAGCCAGGCAAGCGCTTGAACCGTTTTACCAAGACCCATCTCATCGCCGATGAGTGCACGACCTTTCTTGGCCTGAAGGAATGCGACACCTTCTTGCTGGAATGGCCTGAGCGCTCCTTTCAGTGTTTCGATCTGCACGGGCTTCAGGAAGATGGTCGCTGTTTCTTCCTTGATCCATTCACGGACGGATTCGGTGTGCTCGAACCCCATGAGGAGGAGCTCGTTAGCACGATGGACATCGGCAGGGAGCGTCCACCAGTGGTTGGTGCTGTCCCAGCGGCGGTTTGGCATGCCCTTCACTGTGTTGAGGTCGGCCTCGTTAAATGGAAACGTGACCTTGAAGGTTGGAATTGCTTCCCCAGGCAACATGTCCACCAGCTTCTTCTGGGGCTCTTTCCTGGCTGTGGTTGACTTCTGGAAGAGAGGATGGTCGCCGGGGTAGAGAATTTCAAGATCAGAAGGCCCCATCTCCTTCAGCGCCGTCTTCGGCAGCCAGCAATCGACCTTGATTTCTGCGACGGCCTTCTTGAGCCGGCCGATGTTTTCTTCGTTGTATCCGCCGATGGCATCCCAGTTGTGCCAGTGACCGCCGCATTCGGGTCCAATGCCGAGAGCAACACTGACGGGGTGTGTGAGCTTCCTTCCGCATCTCATGCAGATCCCAAACTGGGTAACTTCCGTTGTGCCTTGTCCGTATACGTACGCGGCTTTCTCAGTTTCTTTAAGGACGATGGCCGCAAACAGAATTGGGATGTTCTTTTCGTTGGCGAAGTATTGCTTGGTGCGGAAGATAGTGGCTTTCATGATAGCAGCTCCTTGATGGTTTGATGCTAGTTACAGGTTATTTGGAGGCGCGGGCCTTTTTCTGTGCGGCGCGGCCGATGGGTGAGAAGACTGCCGTCCGCGCAACTTTCGGATTGTGCATCAGATACTTGATCTGGAGGCGCTGATCCTCCGCCCTGATGATAAATCCGAAAGGCCGCTGTGTAACTTTCTCAATCAAGACTCGCGGGAACATCTTCCGTATCTTGGCCTCGTAAAAGGGCCATTCTGACTTGTTCGGCTCCTCCTTCCAGCATTCGGCAAGGAAGATAAGATGGTCGTTCAGGTGATCAACTTCGAGCAGGGCGTCTTGTGCATTCATTTTGTTCTCCTAGAGTGCTTGGCCGACGATCATGAACGCGGCGATTAGTATGAGAATGAAAACTGTTCCGATTCCTTCGAGCACCACATCCCACTTGCTATAAGGTAGGCGATACCTGTTCGATCGGGTACCACAAATCGCCCTTCGGAGTGCGGAGGAGAAGGTGCTGTACATCATCCTTCGAGGCTGAATCCTGAGCCAGGACGCGAAAGAACCCGCCGGAGTGTAATTTGGCGACTTGGTACAAGGAAGGAAATTCTGTGTGAGAAACTTCATGATCATCATCCTCTGTGTAAAGGGTGTAGGTTGTGTCGTGGTGACCTGCGCGGCAGACTTCGCATTCCGAATCAATTACCATTTCGTCGTTTTCGTCGAGGTGTGATTCAATTACCTTGCCGGCAAGGGATCCCGTCGCCATTGAGAGTGAGATTGCCATCGGGGCGAGTTCTCTGTTTCCTTTGTAAAACCATCTCCGTTCCATGATGCTCCTCCTTTGAAAGGGGCCGAAGCCCCTCTGGGTCAGTTGTAGTTGAGCTGGCTCTTCTTGACCTGGTACGTGTGATCCTGTTCGTATCCCTTGACCTGTACGAAGCAGGTGTCTGCCCTAACACAAGTGACGGTTCCGTAAGACACGTTCAGGTCGTCCCCTTCGTAGAACTTGACTTCGTCCCCAACCTTGAAATCGATGGGGTGAATTTTGTTGAACTCGTCAGCCCAGGCCTGCGCCTTCTTCTTGGTCGACCAGAATCCGAAACGACCGCCCTTGATGCCCTGAGAAGGATCGGCCTTGATCTGTACGGCCCAAGGATGGGCCGTATTCAGGTTGCTCTTGTAAACGGATGCGAGTGCCATGATCATTCTCCTTTAGTTCTTCTTGGTGGTTGCGCGGAAGACCTTGTACCCTTCTTCGGTGAGACCGACGCCTGCTTCACGACCGGTACCGCTGTGCCAGACAAGCTCGGCGTTGAGCAAGGATGTGAAGACGCCCTTATCCTGCGACGTTTCGATGATCTGGTCTGCCCAGGTTTCTGTGTCGCGGTGATTCTCAGGCATGCTGCCGTTAGCGGCGGTGAATTCGTCGAAGGCGATCTTTTCGAGCATGGCAAGCTGCAGCGGCGTAACGGCCTTGACCGGCTCCTCGACCTTCTCAGGATACCAGGACCAAATTGGGTCTTCAGAATCGCTGCCATCTTCCATGATGTACATTCCGTCAACCAGGTAATTCTTGTATGACCGATCTTCTTGCAGGAAGCCGAGTTCGCCGGTGCTATGTTCAGTCATTGCGTAGTCGACGAGGTTGGTAAGATTTTCCCATCCATCTTCCTTGAGATATGCCGGCCCTGCTGTAACGTGCAGAGTGTAGGTCTTCCCGTCGCGATTTCCGACGGCTTCAGCATCAGCCTTCAAACCAGCTTCGTAAGCGGCGATAAGTGCGTCTTCGATGTTCCAGACTGCCAGTTCGTGAAAGTCCAGGCTGTCACTGTTCCTGGTTTCCAGTGTTTCCAGGCCCAGAATCTCGCCGGCAATTCTCTTCACCGCTTCAGGCGTTTCCTTCTCAGCGGCCTTCGGATTGAGCAGCGCGGCCTTTCTGGTCTCTTCCATGATCCCGCCGATGAACTTTTCGGCGGAGCTGATAGCATCCATCATCATCTCGATTGCGACCATGCTTTCGATCCGGCCGACCTTCTTCTTCATCGCGAGATCAGCGATCTTATCTGCGGCGTAACGATTGAGCGAGCCATAAGCGAAAATGGCACCCGACTGGCACTTCCCCTGATCAACGAGCTTACTGATCTGCTCATCGACGCGCTTCTTCGCGGCATAAAGACCGTTGGGATTGAAATAATGGAATTGCATGACGGCCTTATTCGACCAGTCACTCTTTACGACAAGGGCAGTTTCGGTGATTTCTGTGTAAGATGACATGTTGGGTCTCCGTGGTTTGTTGTGTGTGAAGCGAGAGTGCAGGGTAGCGAATCCTGCCTCTTTGTGGCGCCTACCGCCTAAAACAACCTCCAAATGCAACGCATTTGTAATGTGTAAACTCGAGAAAGTCAATGGGTTTACTCGAATTATTTTGTATTTTTCTATGGAACTTTTCTATCTATTGGGTAGGAAACCGTAATACATACTGTAATTTTTTTACGGTAAAAATACGTCCGAAACAAGTTGACTTCCAGCGATCAAGTACATAGAGGCCCAAAGTATGAGAAGAAGAACCAAATTCCCTCCCAGATCGAGTACAGGTCTTGCAGGCCATATCGAGCGACTCAGAGACTTTCGAGCACAGGAAGTGATCTTCGTGCACGAGTATCTAACTGATCTCGATGCAGTGGGCGCAGCAATCAAAGCGAAGTACACTACGATCAGGGCAACGAAACAAGATCAGGAAAGAGCAGCACTCGCAGTTCTATCCAGTCCGAGAGTACAAGAGTATCTCGCAGAGGCTATCGAACAGAGAGTACAGCGCACCAAGGTAACAGCAGATCGAGTAATAACAGAGCTTTCTCGAATCGCGTTCTTTGATGCAGGGCAACTGTACAACCAAGACGGGCAACTTCGACGACCTGATGAGCTCCCAGTAGGAGTGCGAGCAGCAATCAGCGAGATCGATGTGAGAGTGTCCAAAGATGGAACAGCCAATGTGAAGTACAAGACGTACGACAAACTCCAGGCACTCAAGACCATTATGACGCACCTGGGATTACTTGCACCAGAACGAGCTTCGGCGCTGTCAGTCCAGTACAACAACTGCACCGTTGTTAAAGGTAATGGAAACAGCGTACAGATAAACGACAACAAGCTCAATCTGGGATCGTTATCGACAGAAGAGCTTCGAGTTCTTCGCAAGATGATGGCAACGGACGAGAATCCGTGCGGGATTGATGAGTGTGTGACAGATCTGCTCGCACTGGAAGAGGAACACTATGCCGATTCGCAATAAGGCCGATCTGGTTCGCAAAGCATTCTCTCGTCCACTTAACGTTGAGGCGGAGCTGTGCCGGCGATCCTTGTTCTACTTCATGAAAACGTTCTGGAGCGAGGTGAGCGGAGACGTGCCTTCGTGGAACTGGCACATCCCTTATCTGTGTTCGCAGTTGATGCGCATCGCTCACCGCGCAGGGAACGGGCTGCCGAAAGAGCATGATATGATCGTCAACATTCCTCCGGGCACAACCAAATCGATTACCTGCTCAGTTATGTTTCCAGCATGGGCGTGGACCAACTGGCCGCACCTGAAGTTCATTACCATATCATATGCAGCCGCCTTGTCACTCGAACTCGGTGAATACTCCCGAGACATCATCCGCTCTAAGAAATTTCGTGATCTGTTCCCACATCTCCAGATCAAGATGGACAAGGATACCAAGTCCAACTTCCGCATCCAGTACGACGAGTACGACGATGAAGGGAACTTCGTAGCAATCCGGCAAGGCGGAAACAGAATCTCGACATCGGTCGGCGGCACACTAACAGGTTTCCATGGCCACATCCTACTGGTCGACGATCCGCTTGATCCGAATCGTGCAGTGAGCGAAGTTGAGATTAAATCTGCAAACCGCTGGCTCGATCATACGCTGTCTACTCGTAAGGTCGACAAACAAGTCACTTCAACAGTTCTGATTATGCAGCGATTGCACCAAGATGATCCGACGGGCCATCTCCTCGCCAAGCAGAAAGATAACGTTTTTCATATCTGCCTGCCAGGCGAAGCTCGTGCGTACAAGGATCTGATCAAGCCGCCCGGTCTGATTACACACTATCAAGATGATTTGCTCGATGCAAACCGAATGCCCTGGCCTGTTCTACAAGAGCTCGAAGCTGACCTTGGCCAGTATGGTTACGCAGGGCAGATCGGCCAGAACCCAACCCCTCCTGCTGGTGGCATGTTCCAGCCTGATAATATCATGGTGGTTTCGGAGCCGTCAGCGCCTGTTGTAGGCAGAACGATCCGTTACTGGGATAAAGCCGCCACCCAAGACGCCGGCTGCTTTACGGTAGGCGCGAAGATGGCAAAACTCGCAAACGGCAAGTACTGCATCTTCCATGTTGAGAGGGGGCAGTGGGCATCAGATATTCGAGAGGCGCGGATTGTGCAGACGGCACGGCATGATGGAGAAGCTGTTCACATCTACATGGAGCAAGAAGGGGGCTCAGCAGGTAAGGACTCAGTCCAGATCTCTATACGCGGTCTTGATGGTTTCATCGCGCTTGCAGATCATCCTACTGGTGACAAAGTAACCCGCGCCGATCCGTTCTCGGTGCAGGTGAACGCAGGGAACGTTGAGATGATTGCTGGGCCGTGGAATAAAGCATTCACAGACGAGCTTCGAATGTTCCCATTTGGCAAGTTCAAAGACCAGGTCGACGCCATCGCCGGCGCATACAACAAGCTACGAAAGAACACAGGCGGGCAGGTTTTCTCCTTCCCGCTAGTCTAGGAGGATTACGATCATGGCAACGGAACAGACGACCATTACCAAAGAGCAAGCGATCCTTGCCCAAACCCCGTGCCCGGCATGGACAGTTGATGAAAGGGAGCGCGGCGTTTGTCGCGATTTGATGGAAGGCATCACTGCTCTGCGTGCTGCCCGCACGACCTACCTTCCGCAGAAAGAGCTTGAGAACGACACGGCCTATCAGAAGCGCCTGGACACAGCAACCTTCTTCAATCAGTTCAGCCGCACCGTTGACTCGTTGTCAGGGCGTGTGTTCTCGAAAGAAGTGAAGTTCGAAGACGCAAGCGACGATTGGGCTGCATTCGAAGATGATGTGGATATGGAAGGCAACAACCTCCATGTATTCGCGCAGGAGGTCTTCTCCGCGGCCATTGCTGAGGGCATTTCGTATATCATGGTCGATTTCCCGTCCCTCCCCACAGCCCCTAACCAGGAAGCAGAGCTGAAGGAGAAGCGCACTCGTCGCCCTTACTGGATCTTCCTGAAAGCAGCAGAAGTGATCGGCTGGAAGTTTGAACGAATCAACGGCGTCAACGTTCTGGTGGAATTGCGCACTCTTCAGTACCGCGATGTCGAGACGTCGCTGTTCGTGTTTGAGAAGAAGAAGATTCTGCGTGTGTACCGTCTTGGTAGCTGCCATGAGTTCCAGTGCTCCGAAGCAGGGGCAGTCGAATCCGAACAGATATTCAAGATGTCGATCCCAATCATCCCATTGATCCCTGTATACACCAAGCGCAAGGGGCCGCTTCGAGCATCTCCGCCGCTCCACGACATGGCGCGCCTTTGCGTCCGCCACTACCAGAGCACCAGCTCCCAGGACCATATTCTCGATTACAGTCGATTCCCTCTTCTGTTTGGCAAGCGGTTGTTCCTGGAAGGCACCAGCAAGATTGAGCAGGGAGCAAGTGCCATGATCCACTCCCAGGATGAGCATGGCGATCTTCGGTTCGTTGAGCATACTGGGGCGGCGATTGCATCTGGTGCTGATTCGTTGAAGGCGCTGGAAGGGCAGATCGCATTGTTGTCGTATGAGCCGCTCCTGAAGCAGTCGACAGGTGATGAGTCCGCCACCAGAGCTGCACTGGACACAGCAACAGCATCCAGCGCACTCCAGTCCTGGGCGATGGGGTTGAAGGACGCGCTTGAGCTTGCAGTTGTTTACACGACGCTTTGGAAGTCCCCAGGCCTGCTAGATGCACCAAACGTTTCGGTCAATACTTCTCATGGCCTGTCTGCTTCTGCCGCTGAGTACCAGGCGATCCTTGAACTCCGCAAGGGCAAGGACATCTCGCGCTCGACTATGTGGAAGGAAATGTATCGTCGTGGCATCCTCGGTCCTAGCTTCAACGAGAAGGATGAAGAAGAACTGCTCAAGCTCGAAGCCGCAATGGACGAGCGTGGAGAAGGCTTCATCGCTACCCAGGTCCAAGCAGGCAACCTCCCTAAGGAGCTTTTGTTCCGCGAGGCGCAGAAGAAAGGCCTCATCCCCGCTGATGTGCAGTGGGAAGATGTGCTGGCGATGATGTCCAAAGAGAACGTATCCAGCCAAGCGAGCCCTGTGTCCGGCTTCGATGCACTGTTCGGTGCAGGAACAGGAGCGGAGCAGTAAAGATGAGCTCGAACCGTATAGCCATTCCGAACCCTGGCAGTCCTGAAGCAGTGGAACAAGGGTGTACTTGTCCTGTCGAAATCAACTGTTATGGGTTCGGAATGTGCAACGGTGCTCTTTTGAATGGCGATAAGCCGATCTTCACCTGGCATGAAGAGTGCCCCGTCCATGGTGTAGGCACGGATGCAATGACCACAATCGAGCACCACTAGGAGTTCCGATGGCAGCTGACATGATGCTTTCTCTTGAGGAGAAGGTTGATCTATATCGAGCGATTCGCGGCACATACTGGACTTACCAGTTGAGCGCGTATGAGGAAGCTGCAATCAAGAGCTTCCTGCCTGTTGTTGAGGAAGCAGGCAAGCGGATGCACGCCAAGGTCGAGGAGCTTTCCAAGCGCGGCAAGGAAGGAAGCTGGCAAGCGGCCCGAGCCGGGCAGGTGGAAAGGGAGATGGAACGCCTGACAGCGGCGCTCAACGCCGATATTACGGGCAGTGTGACAGCCGCATCTGGAACAGTAGGCTCCGCTGCCGTGAAGGAGTACAACGACATCCTTTCTGTAGGCGGCGCAATCAAGACCAGTGCAATTGCATTGTCGCCTTCCCAGTTTGCTTCGTTCTTCACCGAGTCGTTGCCGATCATGATTCCCAAGGTCGTAACGTCTATGCTTGACCGTGCAGGTCTGGCTGATATGCAGAACGCGCTTCTCCAGGAGATGCGCATCGGCGCACTGACAGGAGCATCATATGACCGAATGGTAAAGGGGCTTCGGCAACGGTTTCCAGAACTGATGCGGAATGAGCTAACGACGATGACTCGAACCTTTTTCCAGACAGCTAATGCCCGTGCTTTCGATCGTGTGTATAAGGAGAACGCAGACATACTGGTTGGCAAGACGTGGATCAGTGCAAACGACGATCGTGTGTGCTTGATGTGCCTGCCGCTTGGTGGGAAAACGTTCTACAAAGGAGAGGCCCATCCGCCGATGCCGCGTCATCCGCGATGCCGATGCCTCTTCATCCCCAAGACCAAGTCCCTGAAGAAGATCGGTGTTGATCTCAAGAAGGTCGAGAAGAAGATCGATCCTGTTATCTTGCGCGGCAGGATGAAAGATGGGAAGTGGTATATCCCACAGGTCGGCACAGGAGGAGCAGCACCAGGCAAACCGTTCACCGTGTTGCCGGGCGGTCTTCGAGCAGGGTTTACTTCGCTGCCTGAAGAGGTCCAGCTCTCCATGCTAGGGAAAGGGCGGCACGAAATGATGAAAGCAGGCCTGCTCAAGGTGGATGATCTTATCGATTACAAGACAGGCCGCCTTTACACTCTGGAAGAGCTGAGGATCCAGGGATCTTCGCCGCCTGTCCCGGGCGCTGCGACAATCAAAACTGTTCCTGGAGCAAAGACTCCTACAACACCGCCACTAACCGTAACACCGCCGAAGAAACCGGCAGGGGATCCCTGGGATTCACTTGCGTATGAAGATCCTGATCGGTTCCCTTCTTCGATCGCCGCTCCTTGGGGTGATTTACGAGACCCAGATGCTCGTAAGTACTTCTTGAGAAGGGCGGAGAGTGGAGGTGAGACCATTAAAGGGATGCTTAGAGAAGAGCATGTCCAGTCTATTTACCGTGTTGCTGCATCGGATGATTTCAAGACCACTAAGGCTCGATTCGGTTTTTGGGCAACTGATGAAAAGGGTTTCGAGTTTCTTGATGAAGGCATGAAGGCAGAGTTCCGCGGCACAGAGCTTGCAGCACGCGGCCTTGGATCGGCCAGCATGGAGAAGGCGGCTAGCTACGGAAAACACTTATTCAAGATAGAAGTGCCAGCAGGCATGCACGTCGCCCCTGCTGATATGGAGCGGTTGCTTGTGCTTCCTGGTGCGAAGTTCGATGTAACAGGCATCACCACACTTCACGGCCGAGAGGTGGTTGTTCTCAAGATGACGGATGATGGTTCCGATTTCGTAAAAGGTGTTGCCAAGTTCTGGGATGACGTTGAGGAAGCAGCGGGCATGGCTCGCATAATGACCAAGGCCGGCGATGCTGTTGAGCCTCTGAAGCCTTTCGTTGCTCCTCCGCCTCCGAAGCCTGGTGTTGTTATCAAGACCAAAGCAGGCATCGAGCTAACAGAGCTCCAGAAAGAGGCGATCGATTTCGCAGAAGCCAAAGCCAAGAACGCAGAAAACGAGATCCTGGATCTGATGTCCGAGCGCTACAGTGTACCTCGTGAGGTGCTTGAGAAGCAGTATGAAGAGCTGAAGCTTGCTCTGCTGGATGAGGACAAGTTCGAGCTGGCATTCAATACAAATGGCAGCCCTGCGATGTGGAAGAGCCTTGCTAAAGAAGGGAAGTTCAAGAACCAGTTCGAGCTCGGCAGGAAAGCAACATCCAATGGGTCGCTTTGCCCGTACAAAGATAGTTTACGAGACGCCTGGGAGAAGCAAATGTACGGCGGTACATTCCAGAAGAGTGCTGATTACAGGAGAATGAATAACCAGGAATACTTTACGCCAGAGCTGGGGCGAGAGCGACCTTTCTACGGGTATGTGCATGACGGTTTGAAGGCAGAGGATGGCATGGCCTTCCTTCCAGGCACAGGGCAGTATGGGCAGCTCTCTTTTGTGCTCGATAAGAAGCGGTTGATTGATCGTACAACATTTACGGTAGGCAACAGTTCCGGGTACTATTACCGTCCAGGAACGCGGCGCCCCATCTCAACAGCGCGGAATCCGATATCATTGCTCGATGCAGTTTACGAAAACGCGCAGTATGAGGCAAGCTCAGTTGCAGAGAAGATTAAGATAGTTACGAGGTATATCAAGAACGGCAAAGGAATTGCTGGCTTGGAGACGTACACCGAAGCACAGTTCATAGGCGGGCTAACGCTTGATGACGTTAAGGTCGTAATGATCCCGAAGCAATGGAAAGCTGATGTGCACCGTGCCAAGGAACTAAAAGAGCTCACTGACATGCTAGACAAGAAGAAAGTGCCCTATGCTTTCCATGCGTTTGAGCGCGGAGAAGGGACTTCCGAGTATCTCGATGAAGCTCGCAAGGCAGCAAAGAAAGCAATCCAGGATGCCGCAGCCAAGAAAGCTGCCGAAGCTCTTGCAAAGAAGAAAGCAGCAGATATCTGAGTAGATCAGTATGTGCTTGCATCTTCGTATAACACTCCAAGGAGGTGCTTATGTTTCTCATCAGCTTGACGCATATCGAAGAAGGATGGTTCAAAGGATGGATCCAGGACGGCGACCACTACCAGGCGTTCGTGCATTACGGCAAGGAGTTCCGTCTCAAGGAGCCGAAAGTCCCCGTCGACCGATATGAGTCATACGAGCACTTCGTAGGTGTGATGAGTAAGTTCGCACCTGAGGTGTTTTTCTTCAAGGAGAAAGAGTATGTCGGTTCGTTATCTCTTAGAGCCCTTACCCGCATTGCACAGGAGCGCGGCATTGGCATTGACACCTACTGAAAAGCAATTGGTAGAGGATGTGGTTTTCTTGTTGCAGTATTCTCGCCGGATCTCCGTAGGCGCTGTCCTCCAGGCGGATCCAGCACGGGTTACTGATATCCGAACACGATTGGAAAATATGAGGAAGTCGCACGGGATGCCCAAGGAGCGGCTTTGAGGAGAAGGGATGGATCCGTTAGAAAAGCTAAAGTGCATATTGCTGATCACTGTTGCTTTCATCATTGTTGGTGCGTTTGCATCGTGTTTTCTTTAGCGGCCGCGCTGGTCGGGGAGGGGTGAGATGGGTGGCAAATACTGTATTGAAAATGACTTTGCAGCTCAGAAAGAACTTGCTGAAATGGAGCGCATAAGCATCGATGAGCAGTGGATGGCCCGGTCAGAGCTTAATGCTCTTAAACTCCGTGCCGAGCAGGCTGAAGCGAAACTCGCGACGTGGCAAAAGGACATGAACGCCGTACTTCGTCAGCGTGACGATATCCTCGCCCGAGTGACGAGGCTGGAGGAGGCGCTGTACGTCACTATGGCAAGGACCGAGCACGGCGTGTCGCCAGAAATATACGCAATAGCCCGCCGGGCGCTGGAGGAGTAATGAGAGATTATCCAAGTGCACGCGATTGTCAGCACGGGCAGTTACGTCGATCCTGCCCTATTTGTGCAGCAGAATCCGACTACGCCTCCCTTCAGGCCCGTCACAATGCGCTGGTGGAGGCAGTGAAGAAAGAGCACCTAGCGTTTGACGCGCTCGATGACGCTGGGTTCCAACTAGGGGAGGTAGGAATGCCTATATGGACGGATCACGCAGCCGCCCGCGCCGAGGTGGACTGGCTGATTGAAAACGAAAGTCCGGCTGATTGCAAGGGGGGGGGGGCACGTTCTCGACTATGACGCACTGAGCAGTACTTGCCATACCCATATATACGAAGCTCTTGAGAAATCGAGGGCTTTTATTTTGGCCAATTATTTTACAAAATAATTGACTCGGTCGTTGACTTTTTTCTTTTCTCACCTATGTATTGGAAAACGACCGATTTTGTATTACGAATTTCTATCGGTTCTGTAACTTCGTTGTGAGGTTGCAGGTTGTCCCGCTCGGAAGAGCACACTAACAATGCGAGGAAACGCACAATGAAGCTGAAGTTGGATGAACAGGGTAACGCAGTTGTAGCAGATGGCAAGCCGGTCTACGTTCACGACGACGGGAAGGAAATCCCTTTCGACGCCGTACAGGCAATGTCGAAGATCAAAGAACTGAACGGGGAGAGCAAGAGCTACCGGGAGCAGGCGGAACAGTTCAAAACCGAAGTCTCGTCTTTGAAGACGGCGTACGACGGGCTGGATGCCGCTGCTGCTCGCAAGGCACTGGAGACGATCAAGAACCTGGATGACAAGAAGCTCATCGACGCTGGTGAAGTGGAGACGATCAAGAAAGGTCTCGCCGCCTCTTTCGAAGAAAATCTCAGCAACACTAAGAAGAGTTATGAGCAGAAGATCCAGGAGCTCACAGCCAAAGAGCAGAAGTTGCTTGGTAACATCGACGAACTCTTGGTTCTGGGTGCATTTGAGCGGTCCGATTTTCTGCGTGAAAAAACGATGTTGACCCCGGACATTGCATACGCCAGCTTCAAAACCGGCCTGCGGGTCGAGTACGATCAGCAAGGCAAGCCTTTTGTTGTTGGATACTTGGACAATGAGAAGATTTTTTCTCGAAAAGACCCCGGCAAGTTCGCCGACCCTGAAGAGTGCATCGAAGCCATTATCAATGCGCATCCGATGAAAGAACGCTTCCTCAAGGGGTCGGGAAGTCAAGGCTCTGGTGGCGGTTCCGGTGATGGTGGTGGGGGTGATGACCTCCAAGCCAAGCTGGCCGCTGCACAGAAGGCCAATGACGTTGCCGCCATGGTGTCCCTCAAGCGACAGATCGCTGAGCGGAACGCCAACAAATAACCAATTCTTCGGAGGAAGATATCATGGCCAACGCAACTATGTGGAGCTGCCCTAACTACGTAGGTGAGCTGTTCTTGGTCGGTGCGACCCAGACGCCTTTCCTGAACATGATGGGCGGACTGAACGGTGGCAAGCAGTACGGCGCTTTCGACTTCCCGACCAGTCAGCCCTGGTCACTGAACAGCGCCTCCCAGCCTGCCCGCACGGAAAACCAGGCGATCACCGCCCCCAACGCAACCACCTACGGTCGCTCGCTTGCGACCAATACGGTACAGATCCATCACCAGGCTGTCACGGTCACGTACGCCAAGCAGTCGACCACGCAGGTCATCTCTGCTGACGCGACGACCGACAAGGCCATGAACGGCGCCAACCCTGTCACCAACGAACTGGACTTCCAGATCATGGCGAACCTGCGCCAGGTCGCACTCGATGCTGAGTTTTCGTTCATCCAGGGTGCTTATCAGCAAGCTACCAGTGCTGATGTTGCCCCCAAGACTCGCGGCATCCTCGCTGCTTGTACTGTAAATGCGATTGCTGCCGGCACCGCTGCGCTTTCCAAGGCACTGTTCAACCAGCTTCTTCGTGAAATGGCTGCCAACGGTGCAGTGTTTGTCAATCCGGTCATCCTGGTCAACGCATTCCAGAAGCAGGTCCTGTCGGCACTGTTCGGTTACGCTCCTGCTGACCGCAATGTCGGTGGTGTGAACGTGAATGTCATTGAGACCGACTTCGCCCAGCTGGGTGTTGTGTGGACTCCGCAGATGCCGAACGACGGCCTGGCCATCGTTGAGATGAGCGTCATCTCCCCGGTCTTCTGCCCGGTGCCTGGCAAGGGCTTGATCTTCTACGAGGAGCTGAGCAAGACCGGTGCTGCTCTCAAGGGACAGATCTACGGACAGGTCGGCTTGGACCACGGCCCGGCTGCCTATCACGGCAAGCTCTCCGGCCTGGCCACTTCCTAATCTGTAGCCTGGACTGACGGAGGTCAACTATGGATATGAAAGAACTTGTAGGTCTCTCCCCGCTGGTGCGTGAGGAGCTTGCTCGTATGCAGGCTCTTCGTGACAAGGCCATGTGCGGTGATATCGCCTACGCCATCACGCCTGCTATTGCAGATCGGGTTGCAACTACAGCCGCCTGGACGCAGGCTCTTGTAATCAAGCTCGTTACCGCTGCCGGTGAAGTGCATGAATGGTTCAACGGAACCATTGCCACGGCTGCTTCTGTTGCAGACACTTCCGCCCTGGGCGGCGCCACGATTAGCAGCACGAGTCTAGTGTTTGTCAAAGGCGTTGCTACGCTTACGCTCACGGGCTCGGCGCACGCCTGGGTTGCTGATGAAACTGCAACTGTAACATTCCCGACCAAGACCATCCTTGGGAAGGCCCTGGCCGAGAAGACACATGTAACCACGATCATTGCTGCGGAGTAATCGTTATGGCACAGTTCCAGAAAGGTGACCGACCTGCTATAGTGTGGGATCCCGCAAAGGATAAGGAGGCCTGTCGGTTCACCGAACCCAGCATGGAGGTGGTTGATCCTTTCCTCGCACAGCTTCTCATCAATGCAGGCTATGAATTTCAAGGCGAGATTCCGGTTCTGCAAGACGAGGAGGATGAAGAGCCGGTAACTGCTCCGGTGGATCAGCCCGCCCCTGAGAAGCCTTCCCGCGCCCGCGGTTCGAAGGCAACGGCAACCAAGTAAAGGAAAGGACTCATGGCACTCGTAGTAGGCACCAACACATACGCGACCCTTGAGGATATCCAAGCGCATCTGAGCGCACGCGGATACACACTCACAGTCACGGAAGCATCAGTGCTTCGCGCAATGGACTACATCGAGGTACTGCCATGGGTTCCTTCAACTGAAGAAATCACGACGCCGCTGCGTTGGGGTGAAGAGCCTCCCAGCGGCGTCGTTTCTGCACTCTGTGAAGCCGTTCGTATTGAGCTAACAACTCCGAACGCGCTTTCACCGCTCTCTGAACAGAAGCTGAAGAGCCTCTCGGTCGGCCCCGTCGCACTCACTTTTGGGAACGGCGAAGGGCGTACAAATTTTCCGTCCATTCTTCGCTCGTTACAAGGATTGCTTTCTTCCTCGAACATTATTACTCGCGTCCTTGTCTAGGAGGCATATATGTCGTTACGAGTTAAAGTAGAAGATCTCCCGGCTGCCGCCTATGCTATCGTGTCTCCGCATCTGCCTTCTGGGGTTGCGCGGCACCAGCTTGCTTTTTCCGGATCGACCGGTACGGTGCTTGTTGAGATCAACGCCGGCGTTGGATACCAGTCCATCAAGACAATTGATCTTACCGACGCCACGCGGCTTCCTTTCACGTTCGAATGTGAAGTGCAGGCGATTCGAGTGTCCCCTTCCGTAGTCGTGGACATGGCATATAGTGCGCAGGAAATAGGGTAAGGTTATGATCCATCCGGTCATCTGCAACCCAGTGCTCAACCCGGTGGTTGACGTTCTCAACCCTGTCGCGTGGCTCGCTGGCGGTTCCTGGCCTTCCGGCCTCCCGGTGCTCGCCGCTGGCGAATACTACCTAATAGACGAATCCGGCAACTACCTCACAGACGAAAACGGAAACTACCTGATTGGGAAGGATAGCTAAATGAAACGACTCATATTTTTGCTTCTGGCCCTGCTCATTGCCGGGTCTGCGAGTGCGGCGACGAAAGTACAGGTGATGACGGACGGGGTGATAGACGTTGACCGTCTGCCCACAATCTCATTTTTCCAAGCA